ATTAGAGCATATTTAATTAGTCATGTTCATGAATCAAAGTTAGGCACCTGGAATGAGCGCCGAAATACACATCAAAGAGGCAACGCATTACTAGAATGTACCATTTAGAAGTAGGTATTTATTAATTAGGGGGTTATCCTTTTTTTTGTTACACCAGTGTAACATTTATATCACTGTAGCTTATAAATTTTTAGTTACAACCAGATATAGCCTATAAATAAAAAAATTGAAATACTTTTTGACTAAATATAAAAAACATATTAACCTAGAACACATCAAGTTTCAAACGTAGTGAACTTCAAACATGAACGCAATCACCAGTATCTATATTCCTCGCATTGAGAATGTATTTAATGCCGAATTTATTGCCGATGTATTCGACAGAAACGGCATCGCACAGGTAAGCAGGGTTTACATTGAACCCTATAAGTCTATTATGCAAAATGGTTTAAATGGATATAATCGCGCATATATTGCTGTTAAGTCTTGGTATGACACCGAAACTGCCTACAGTTTCATCGAGCGTCTCCACAATCCAAACCGCGAAGCCAGAATCGTTTACAGCGACGACAATTGGTGGCCTGTTTATATTAATAATAATGTTAATAAACTAGCCTCTAATAAACGCGTATTAACTGTATTCGAAGAAAAGCAACTCGACTTCTGCAGCGACGACCTAAGCACCGCCGCAGTGGCTAGCGACGAACTTGACGAGTTTATTCAGGTTGACGCTGAGAAAACTAAGCTCTTGCGCAATATCATCGCTAATTTTAAGGCATCGACTCCTTTGATCGAAGAAAGTGAGGCACGATTATATAGAACTAAGGCATTACAAAATAGGGAACATCTTTTACAAGAGTTCGACGAATCTGCTGAGGCTTTTGACGGCTATTTACGTGAGATGTACAACGACCGCGAGATGTGGTTCTCTGAGCAGTATATTTATGATGAATTATGCATGTAGATTGTTTAACTGTAACTGATTAATTAAAATTTAAAGGTGAGGCGCCCTTTGGAGCCAATAGCCTTTTTTCTTGTTACACCGGTGTATTATTTATAAACTTTCAGTAATGTCATATTTTGCCTTTATATAAAAAATTGAGTTAAATTTATTTATAATTCCATGCATGTATAGTATAATTATGACAGCAATTTTGAAGACCAATAAGTCGGCATTAATTCTGCACGATATCGACCCGGAAATTTGCGAGCTAATTAAAACTTGCGTGGAAACAGTCGACCCAGAGTTAGATGTAAATCCAGAGATTACAGTATTCGGAAAATTATGTCACCAACATCGAAGCATCGGATTTTATTCAGACACGTCAAAGGGATACAATTACAGCTCGACAATTACGCCATCGAAAAAAATTCACCCATGTCTCAGAGAGTTGTTAGTTTACATTAATGACAAATTTGATTACAATTACAATGGAATTCTAATCAATAAATACACTGGAGGCGAAGATTATATCGGCAAACATTCAGACGACGAAAATGGGCTTGATTCAAAAGTTGGAGTTATCGCAGTATCGTATGGAGCAGTAAGAAAATTCAGAATTAGAAATAAAGTAACGGGTAAGATTGAGATTGATGTTCCAACAGACCCAAATAAAATTATACAAATGGCGGGCGATTTTCAAAAAGAATTTACACATGAAATTCCAATTGAAAAAAAAGTAAAAGGTGTAAGATATTCATTTACATTTAGAAGACATTTAGAATAAATTTGTAATTTAAATAAAATTATAGCTCAAGATTTAATTTAATATTTTTAACATCAAATTTTGCTTCTTCCAAATATTTAATATTGTTAGATTCGATTGCATTGTTTGCTATGTCTCTACGCACGTCGTGTTCCCATCTAAATTCCATTTTTTTACCGGTAGTATAATTTTTTATATTATATTGTGCTGGCATTGAAGCGCAAACTTTGAATGGATTGAATCCGATAATCTCTCCAGATACAAATTTAACCTTTACTTCTGCATTCAGTCTTTTAAAGAACTCTTCTTTTTCTTCCTTGGTTAGTTCATTCCAAGATTTTTGCTTAGGTTCTTCAACGATTTCTTTAACTTCTTCTGGGTTGAGCATTTTCTTTGTATTATGCTTATCATTTCTTACCATTTATTGGTTTCAATTTTTAATTAAGTATATTTTTAATGTAAGGACTTATGGTCTTTAAGTAGTTTTGATTTATATTTTAGTTTGAATTTAAAAAAAATGAATAAAATAACTGTATTATAATTAAGAGTATCAAAATACATCAATATACTTAAAATGTCGAGTTATACTTCTGGAAGAAAGGTTTTTACCTTATGGGGTAATGAGAACGCAAAACTTGCTCATGATGAAGTATTGTATCATAGTGAACAAGTAATGATTATAAAATTCAGAATGTTGTTGACTGACCCTCTATTTAATACTATAGAAGATTGTGCACCCTCTATTACCCACCTAAATAACTATACATTTGAGTACATTCATAAGGCTAATGGACTATATTATTATATGGGAGAAATACAACGAATAAAAATAATACATATAATTTATGGTGTTGCAGAAATGGAACTGGTTATTCTGAAGCATAACGAAGGTTCTATTGAATCTGTTTGGGGAAGTATCGGAAAATTCTATCCATGTAGAACAAAAAAGGATGTCTGCAATATGAGAAAATTACCTTACACAGATGAAGAGAAAATTAATAAGGTTATTGTTCATCGTATGTAAATATAAATTTATTGACAAAATTGTCTTTTTTCTTTAAGTAGGTTAGATTTATATTTTATTTTTTAATTTAAAAAAAAATTGAAATCCTTTTAATAAATAAAATATAAATCATTCAAGTATTGTTACACACAAACCCAAGTTTGAAAATGCCAGCTGTTACCAGAAATCAACTTAAGAATGTTGTCGCTGCTGCTGCTAAGCCAGTAATTGTGCAGCCACAAGTTTCAGATGAATTATGCAGAGAACTCGCACACGATTCATTTATTATCAAAATGAAAAAACTATTAGCACAATGCGACCAAGCAAACGGCAAGGAAAATAAGATGAATATCGCTTTAGAAATTTATCAGACTATTAATAGCGACATGAATAAATTGCTCCAAAATGACGGTGTTTCTAAATGGGTAAGATTTCTGTGCACTGTATTTGATAAAATTATTGAATTTGAAACCGATTATCGAAATGATGGATGGCTTCTAGTTAGTGAACAACTTGTAGAAAAATTTAATCAGGAGCTTAATCTAGCTAAAAAAATTCTTGTAAATATTATTAAAAATTATGAAGGTATTGAATATAGAGAATTGGTTTCGCAATCTAAGGATAAGATTGCAGCTTTAGAAGGTCAGAGACCTCGACGCAATATCAAGCGTGTCAATTATACATATATGGACACGATTGAGCCTGAATGTGAAGGTGATGGAATTACCGATATCTGGTTTGATTTAACTCTAAGCGAAGACCCTGATTACGAGTTCGAAGAAGATGAAGACGACGAAGAAGAGGAAGAAGACCGAACAAGATGGGCAAAGATTCATCCAGAAGTAAGCGCAGAAGAGAAGACTGAATTGAAGCAGCATTTGACCAAATTGATTGATCATCATAGAGTGCGACGCAGTGTAACTCGTGTAAATTATGCAGGAATGGATATGAGCGAAGAAGATGAAGGTCAAATTCATATTGCTAAGAGACGATTCGAAGACGGAAAGGTCAAATATATTTGGAAGAGTTATGCGGTTTCGAAAGCCAACGAAATCGGAGACGAAGACTATGTAGATGAAGAGTAAATGTAAAAATTAATTAAAATTAAAAGTTGAGGCACTTGCCAATACACTTTTTTCTCTTTAAGTAGTTTTGGTTTATATATTACACCTTTGGACATTTAAAACGCCGATTTTAGCGAATTAAATGTCCAAAGGTGTAAATCAATAGCATAAATAGCTTCCATACAAAAATAATAAATTAGATTTTAAATATTAATTTAACAATTATTATATATGAATCAAAATATAATTGCAGAATCAGTTAACAAACTATTTAACACAAGCACTAATAATTATATATTTATTTATACTCCACCAAAAGTAGGCTCAACAACACTAGTGACATCGTTAAGAGTGTCACTCGGTAAAAGTTATAACACGATTCATATTCATGATGAAATAATGTTAAGCGTTTTGACTGGTATACATAGTGTTAAAATAACTGATATTATTCAATTTCTCTCTAACCAAGGGAAAAATGTTTATGTTATTGATGTTTATAGAACCCCGGTAGAGAGAAAGATGTCAGAATTTTTCGAAAAGATTTCACCATATCATTTCAATAATACAGCTAATAACATCAGTAAGTATTCTATTAAACGTATTAGTGATAGATTTAATAAGCTTTTTCCTCACATAGAAAATGGAGACCATTATTTCGAACAATATAATATTTCTGAACCTATCCCTTTTGATTTTGAAAAAAAATTCAGTTTGCAAAATATAAATAATATAAAATATATTAAACTTAGATTATTTGATTCTGAATTATGGGCTTCAATTCTCTCCAATATTTTCCAAATAGACATTATTATTATACATGATTATAAGACTGAAGACAAACCAATTGGTAATTTGTATAACCAATTTAAAAGAGATTATAAACTACCAGGTAATTACTTAGATATAATCAAAAACGACAAATATTTTAATTTTTATTATAATGAAATGGAGAGAAATAATTATTTAAATATGTGGCAGAATCGTTTAACTGTAGATTGTATACCTTATACCGAAAATGAATACAAATTTTATATGAATTTATGTTTAGAAAATCAGTATATTAATGACATTGACATAGATCATTATATTGATAATGGATGCTTGTGCACTTATTGTACTGAACGAAGAAGAGATATATATTTTAGAGCCAAAGCTGGAGAGAAAAACTTTGAAAAAATAATTCATCGTGAAGTTATTGTTGAAGTTAAACAGGAAAAAATTAAACAAATCAGTAAAAAAATTAAATATGCAATTGATGAGCAATTAAGCAAGCGTAAATTCCAACCAAAACAGTTTAAAATTAATATTTCCAATAAATAATTTATACATTTGTATATTTATTACATCCTGCAGCGTGTCTTAATGTATATTTTGACTTTGATTTCCAATCAAAACCAGTCGCTTTTTCAAATCATTATCCGTTAAATCTAAAAATTGTCTTACCATAATAAATAATAATAAAAATTCTTTATATTATTATTTTTTAAGCTTCAGCATTCTTAACAAAATGCTTATTCATATATTTTTGTATGTTAAAATAAGTTAATTCTTTACTATCATCTAATCCTAATAATACTTTAAGTTTATCATCAGGAGAGATTATTTTAGAGTTACTGGTGTTTTCCAACTTATTTTCTTTTATATAAGCTACTAATGCGCGAGTGACTTCTGTTCTTGCAATTTCACTTCCTTCTGCTTTATTCATAAATTCACATAATTCCTTTGTTACCTTACTTGGTTTAGCAAATCCTGAAGGTTGTCTATTTCCCTTATTCTTTGTTTTAACTACTTCTTTTTTCAATCCCTTCATCTGTTTTTTAACACTTTTTTCAAGCTGTTTAATATTTTGCTGAATTCCTGTAATCTGACTCTTCATTGTTGTAAGCTGTGAAATTAATTGTTCAAATTGTGAAAATAATTCGTCTGCATCAGTAGTTGTTTCCGGCTTGTTCATTTTATATTTACATTTGTCAAGTAATATTTAAATTGATTTTTATTAAATATTATTTAATGATGTTTGCGTGCTTTTCTTGTTTTACCTCCCCATTTTTTTCCACCCCATTTTTTACCACCTCTACGTCTTTTGCGACTTCCACCAACAACATTTTGACCAGCTTCGCCTTTTTCAGCTGCATCTAATGCATCATAATCATCAGAACTAGCTGGTGCCGGTTCTGGTTCTGGTGCTGGTGCTGGAGTATTAGTAGTAGCTTTAACTCCTGCTTCCTCAATATCTCCCATTTGATTTTCTTCATCAGGATCACCACCTTTCTTTTTACGCATATTTTTACAAATAGGACATTTGCTAGTAGATTTGTGACCATTACCCCTCTTCTTTTTACCACCCTTTTTATCTGTTTCTTCTTTAACTTCTTCAACTTCAACTTCTTCATCGGAACTATCATCATATGGTTCCATTTCTTCCTCAACAGTTTCTGTCTTTTCTTCTTCATAACCTTCATTATCATCTCCACCTCTTCGCTTTTTAGTTCGTCTGCTAGATTTAGAACCACCTCTCTTTTTAGAGTTTTTCATATTTTTACAAATAGGACACTTGCAATCTTTTCTGTGTCCATTTTTCTTTTTTGAACCACCCATCATCTTTTCTTGTTCCTTTTCAACTTCTTCCTCATAACCCCCACGTCTAGCTTTATTTTTCATATTTTCGCAAATATGACATGTGCAATTTGACTTGTGGCCATTTTTTCTTTTACCACCAATAAGTTTAGACTCGTTGATATCTTTACCCATTATATATTACCACTATAAATAAGTTTTTTAAAAATTAAAAATATATAAATTTAATTTTTACAAATTCTAAAATATTACGCTAAATATTTACTTAGATTGAATGGTAATAATAGTTGAACCATTACTAGTTCTAACTTGAGCACGAGGCTTTCTAGCTTGAGGCTTTCCCTTATCACCAACTAAGGTCCATTCCTTCTTATCACCATCTCTTGGTCCTTCTCCGCGCGCTCTAGGAGCAGAAGTCTTTCTTTCAGTTTGTTCTCTTTGTCTAGGCATCTTTGGCTCCTCAGGCTTAGCAGACTTGTATTCATTTATTGCAATTCTCAAATCACGTATGGTTTCGCACATTAACTTTCCACCTCTAATACCTGAAACGCGGGAAGCTTGCCACTCATGCTTATCGGATTCAACTCTGATTAAATCGAACTCAACATATTCTCCTTGAACCAAATACTTATATTGTTGGTTCTCTACATTAACTGCACTGTGATGTACAAAAACATCGGTTCCGGAACGAGCTCCATCTGTAACTGTAATAAAACCATAACCAGCCTTATTATTAAACCACTTTACGCGACCAAGTAAGTGTTCAGAAGCAACAGAATGTGTAACAACGTCTTTAAAAGATGACATTTATTATACTAAATTAAAACGTATTATCTTTATATCTTTTTTTGATATATTATTATTTGCTTTGTGTAATATAATAAACATGAGATATAACAAATCTTTCTAAATCTTCTTTCTTATTTATATCTACATCATTCATATTTATATTAGAGAAATCATAAAGCTCTATATTATTAACTGCAACATACTCAAATACTGGAATTAAGTTTATACTTTCTGATTCTTTTACTTCTTTCAAATCAATTTCATATTCCTTTGCCATATATCGAACATAATTAAATATTGTTAAACCTATCAATTTTAACATTTTGTCTTGTTTTTGTGCCGCCTTTAGATTTACCATCTGAAAAACATTGAAGATTGATGTAATATAATCTTCCATTTTATCATAACGATTCGACATTTTATTTAATATATGATTTTTTTTTAATTTATTTTACTTAATATATCTATTTCTTTTTGAAAATTATTAATGATAAAATTATATTTTGGTTTTTCATCATATTCTAAACTTTTAATATAATGTAATGTGTTTAATAATATTTTTGGATATCTTTCGCTATATAAAACATTAATTTTTGAATCAATAATATCAAAATCATTAAAAATATTATTCCACGGAAGCCAGCCAGTATAAAAATATAATAACATATACATTAATGATTCTAAATCATCCCTTCGACTCAACTCGTGACATCTATGAGCCGAAATACTAGCATAGTTTCTACTTCCAATTACATTTGATGTTTGTTTTTGTATTATATGGTTATTATTTGAATCCAAATATGGTTTACAAAAACCAAAATCAATAATATATAAATCATTAAAATTATTTAAACCAAATAAAAAATTATGTGGTTTTATGTCTCTATGAATAAATCCATTATCATGTATTTTTTTTATTAATAATAACAATTTAACCCCTAATTTCAAAATAAGTAATATAGAAAGTGTTCTCATTACATTAATATAATGTTGAAGTGAATTGCCTAATAAATCAATAACCATAAAATAGTTAGTATTATATTTTCCAAACCATTTTATTTTTGGAATACCTTCACAATTTAAAAAATATTGATAAATTTTTGCCTCATTTTTTAATAGTTTTAAATTACTTGTTATTGGTTCTATTTTAATAGCAACATATTCATTTGTTCTTATATTTTGTCCTTTATAAATATCACCAAATGAACCCATACCTATTTTTTGTAATAAAATATATTTTTTATTTATTAATTCCATTAATAATAAATAAAATAATATTTATATATATTTTACATATTTCATAATTATAAAGTAAAAATATAAAGTGTAAATATATGTGTAAATATTAATAATAACTGCTGCAACATAACTATAAATTTAGATATATAAGTAATTGGAACTAAATCAGATGACCCAACCCCTGCTTGTAAAGTAACACTCAAATTTAAACAATTAATAAATGATTTATAATCTTTATCTTTATTTAATGCAGACTGAAAATCGTCTTTATAATATAAATATATTACACCTTTTTACATTTCAAACGCCGATTATACTAAACCTAAAAATTTGCGTCCAATTTTACTTGTAGCAAAGATACCACAACCTGAAGCAATCTGTAAATAAAAAATATTAGTTTTTTTGGTAAAACATAATAAATATACTGATAAAACAATAAAAAGTAAAGAAAAAAACCAGAATAATTGAGTATACATATCCATTATAATATATATTACTATATAAAATAATTTTGAATAATAAATAAAAACGGCGTTTCAAATGTAAAAAGGTGTAAATCCTTCATTAATTAACCAATTATTCATCATATAAAATCCTTCTTCAATAGTAATATTAATATTATTTATAACAAATACAAAATCTATATCTTTACTTTGAATACCAAGCAATTTATCCCGAACATATCCACCAACAAAATATATAGTTTCAGTCATAATTATAATAATATATTTTTTTAAATTCTTTATACATATAATGATTGATTAGTTACCACATATTTTAATGTCATATGCGGTATCTCTTTTAATTTACTCAAAAATTCTATATTACCCGTCATTTCAGAAATTTTTTCCAACTCACTTGAAATATTGTTAATTTTTAATAGAGCCTTTACAAATTCACCTAAAAAAATTCCCTTATTTGTTCCTAACTCCTGTAAAATAAATTTACATTCCTCAACATTTTCAGAATCGCACCATTTTTCTACATAATGTAATAAATCAAAATGAATTTCATAATCAAACCCAGTATTAATATTTCTAGCCAACTCTTTTTTATGATATTCAACATACGAGTGTTCTATTTCGTTTACAATTTGATTAACTTTATCATCATCTGATTTTGGAATATTGTCTCTAAAATCATCCGCAACTCTAATGTTTGTAAAACAACTAAATAACGCAACCAATTGTTTTGACGATAATTCGTCTAGCTTTTTAGAGTTATATAATTTTGTAAATGCTAAGCAATGAATTTCTCTAATTTGAGAAGCAATTTTACCATCTAATGTCAAGCTTAATGAATTTTGGTCAGATTTATCACCATCAATAAACCCTTCTTCATTCAAAAGGTCTAATACAGATGAAACGCCTGATTGAAAATAAGAATGCAATACATTATAATTATCTTTTAAATGCTTGATTTCCTTTTCTTTTTCAGATACTTTTAAATAACTAGTAATGTCTTGATTAATAAATTTATAATTGTCTGATAGTTGATTCATTCTTCTCTCCATTTCTTTACGTTTCTTATTTACTGCGGTTTGAACATTTTTTTTGAGTTCAATCAATTCTTGAATAACTTCTAATGGTGTTCTAAGTTGACCAATATAAATATTAATGTTATCTAATTCAGACTCAACTTTAATCATCTTGGTATATAAATCCCCCATTTGCTTATCCAAATCGCCAGTTGCCATACTTTTACTAGCAAATTGAACTAAATTTTTGTCCCCAATATCAAGCAAATTTAATAACAAATTATAAGAAATTTTAAACTTTGAAGTTAACGTTTGTGGTTTGCCGTTCATCATCTGTTTATAGCTTACGGAGTCCACGTTTCGAAACAAATTGTTTAAGTGGATGACATGACCCACTGTGTCTAATCCTAAGCGTCCTGATCTGCCTGCTGCTTGGGTATATTCATGACTATAAAGCATACGAACAATTTCACCATTAAACTTGTTTACATCAGTAAAGATGGTCGTCTTGACCGGAAGATTAATTCCTACACTCATCGTCTCAGTGCAAAAAAGAATTTTGATAAACCCACGAGCAAATAAGAGTTCGACCATTTCCCTCAATATAGGCATCATGCCGGCGTGATGCATAGCTACACCTTTTCTAAGAAGTTTAATCGTATTAACATATTCAGGTAGATGTAAATATTCTTGATAGTTAGGAAGTTTACGAATAATTTGTTCGCATTCACGGTCAACTGTATAAGGAACTTTTGAGTCAAATTCGAGCAAATTAGTAGTCATTTCTTCAGCACATATTTCCAGTTGTTTGCGCGAAAATACATAACAAAGTGCAGGTAGCATTTCTTTTTCAACTAAATATTCTGCCAATTTATTTAATACAAATTGACGTTTCACTCTAACATCATGCTTTTCAAATAATTTTAGCATTCTGGTCATATTTTGATAATTAATATCATTAAATACATTTTTCTCATCTTGAATAACAAATGGTTTATTAGTAAAACGTTTAATTTCTTCTTGAATTGCCTTATCTTTTACGCATTTATTGATAGAATTTGTAACAGTAATAAAACTATAATGAATAAGTGGAACAGCTCTTACTTGTTTACGTGTTAAATAAACTTGTTTTTCAATTGGTTTTGAGATATCCCCCTTTGTTTCTAGCCAAAATGCAAACTTCTCAGGATCATCCAATGTAGCAGATAAGCCGATCATCTGAATATGTGATGGTAATAGCATAATACATTGTTCCCAAACATGTCCTCTATGTTCATCGTTAATCATGTGGATCTCATCGAATACAACACATCCCAACTCATTTTCAATGTCCATATCGAAAGACACAGAAGATGCTGGTGGAGGGGATGAACTTTTTATTTGATACAATTTATTCATCAGAATTTCAGTTGTCATAATCAAAACATCCGCATCAGGATTGGTCTTAATATCACCAGTAATTAAACCGACTGAAATATGAGGATACTTTTGAGTGAAATTATAAAATTTTTCATTACTAAGAGCTTTAATAGGGCTAGTATAAATAGTTTTTTTGCCTTTTGAGTGGAAATATTGGATTGCGAATTCGCCGCCGAATGTCTTTCCAGTTCCGGTAGGAGCTGTAATTAGGACATGATTGCCCGCAACAACTCCTTCAACACACCATTTCTGAAAATCATGAAGTGGATACGAATATTGTTCGAAATATTCGTCATACGTATTATCGTGAGAGTTTGGATAATTATACGAGCAAACTTTTACCATATTTAAGGGTATATATATACTGTCAAATTCTTTATATGGTTTATATTTATATTATGATAAAAGTATTTAAAGAAAATTGAGATAAAATAGACCAAAATATAATAAGCATCTAAGCTAATCAATAATGTTCCAACCAACCGCATTTCTTGACGGAGAAAATATTGTCGTAATTGGTAATATCCCACACTATCGTTACACCGGTGCAACATATAGAGACAAATTAAAGAATGGATTGTCGTTAGACTATGTATTTCACCAAGAAGATATGGTTCCGAACATTAATGAAGAAGTTATTGAATTGATTGAATCGAATGAAGCTGGAGAGAATTTGAAATTCGAGGATTATGAAGATAATTATGGGTTTTACGAGCAAAAGGAGTTTCAAACACTGGGTTTATCAAGAAAAGGTAAGCGCATTCCATTCAAGAAGAGACAAGCAAGAAATATGAAGAAAACTATGGTTAAGATCAACGGATATGCAGACAAATTGTTTTCAATTGAACAAGAATTACCTGATTTAGCTGAAAAATCATTATATAATTATAGTGATAATCCTGAGTACGATTATGATGACTTATGTTCTTGTTGTGGATATCCTATACATAGTGTTTACAGAACTTGTAGAAATACGTATGGTTGGCTTGCCGAACAAGTGCGAACATTTGACGAAGGCATATATGATGATGATGATGACGATAATTGGACATATAATTAAATATAAATTTAAATTAAAAAATTGAATACTTATTTTTTCATTTAATTAAAATCATTAAACCCATATCAACATACATCAAAATGTCAGTTTGCTATTATCAAACGAGCACAAATAACTTCTCTCAAAGAAGCTTGGAGAGATATAGATTTATTGATAAAAAATTGATGGCATTTTATATCAATATTGATAAACTATTAGATATAATTAAATGCATATTATTTGATTTCTGTAATGCAACCGTAATTGGCTACGAGAAAAAAACGAATAAATATTGGTGTAAAATTTACGAAAATAAATATTGTACGCTGCATATTGAGTTAGAAATTTTAAGACATAACAACGAATTATCGTTTGTAAATGTCATACCATTAATAGGGACGGATAAATTGATAGAAGAATTTGTGTCAAATTTTAAGGAATCAATTCAACTTTATACAACTTCTTCATTTATTAGGTCATGTTTAGAATGGTATCGCGGTCTTTAAGTAGGAAAAATATATATTATTTTTTCCCTATTTAAAGAGCCAAAACACTACATAATGTAGGGGATTTATTTGAATTTTGAAAAAATAGCTCAAAAAAGTTCCCTACATATGAAGAATTGTGTAGAAGACCCAAAAACTGAAAAGTATTTTGACTTTTTAAAAATGGACAAAAAAAATGTCCAAAAATGAAAAACCCAAATATTTTATGGAAAATCCATGAGTTGTGACGATAAAAAAATTTTAGCGTCTCGTTACAAAAAAAATAATTTTCATTTTGTGACGATAATTTTTTTTTAAAAAAAAGGGGTGGGAGAAGTTTGTTAACTGTTTTGTTAACATTTGTTAACATTTGTTAACATTTTGTTAACACTTTTTTTCCCCATTTTACCCCCAAAAAATATTATAACCATAATTAATAACAATTTGCTTCATGAAAATACAAATTTCTTATGATAAATATTTTTGTTAACATTTGTTAACCTCCTTCTCCCAAAATTACCCAAATTACCCAAATTACCCCCTAAAGAAAAAAATTTTATAGTTTTTCCTAAATTATATATTTTATTTAAAAACTATTTAGTGATTATTTTGTTAACTTATATTATTAACAATGTTAACAAAAATAACCCCTAAAAAAAATAAATTTATTTGTGAAGATTGTTGCTTTAAAAGCAATAGTAAAAAAGATTTTGATAAACATTTATTAACATCTAAACATGTTCGGTTAACAAATGTTAACGAAAATTCCAATGATATTTCTATAACTGAAAAAGAATTTAAATGTATCGATTGCAATAAACTTTATAAGTCACGTGTTGGTCTGTGGAAACACAAAAAAACCTGTAAAATATTTCATGAAGAAATTTCAGAAAATAAAATTACGTCATCTTCAAGCGAAAGTGAAATAAAAATACTTACAAATTTAGTGCTAGATGTAGTAAAACAAAATCAAGAGCTAACAAATAAAATTGTCGATATATGCAAAACCGGTATACAGTCGAATACTATATCAAATAGTAATATTAACTCCAATAACAAAACATTTAATCTTCAATTTTTCCTAAATGAAACCTGTAAGAACGCAATGAATATAACCGATTTCATAAATTCTCTCCAGCTACAACTTTCAGATTTAGAAAATGTTGGTAAACTAGGTTATGTAGATGGTATTTCTAGTATTATTGTTCAAAATTTAAACGCACTGGATGAAACAACCAGACCGATACATTGTACAGATAAAAAGAGAGAAACATTTTACATTAAAGACGAAGACAAATGGGAAAAAGATGATGAACAAAAGAAAAAAATCAAAAAGGTTATAAATAAAGTAGCATTTAAAAACGAAAAACTTTTAATGAAATTTAAAGAGCTACATCCTAATTGCAATTTTAGCGAATCCAAATATGCTGACCAATATAGTAAATTAGTTATTGAAGCTATGGGTGGTGCTGGCAATAATGACAAAGAAAAAGAAGAAAAAATAATACGTAATATCGCAAAAGAAGTGACAATTAGTAAACAAAAAGGATTAGAATGTATTGATTAACGCCATTCTTCACATTTGGCACCAGATATATTTTATAAAAGTTGTAGACGAATTTTTCTTTTAAATTTCTCTTCGTTATTGAAGAGAAATAGTTTAAACTTTTTACAAGTAAAATTATTCATGTCTTCTCTCAAAGTTAGTCTAGAAGATAATTTAAGTTCTGGTAAAAATACCATATATTGATAAAGACCGTCATTTCTATTCAATTTATCAAATACATATCCATGATATTCTTTTTCCATTATCTCTGGCTTATTATTACATAAGTCGAGCAATGAACAATCACATTGAACTTTTCTAATTGACCTCATAGTAGCATTTATGTAATCTATTTCATTTAACCATTTGTCATAAAATTTTGTAGCATTTTCACTTAAATTATTAAGATCGAGTATAGTTTGAAATTTAATCATATTCAACAAGTCAACCAGTCTTCTAATTGGACTAGTTATATGAATATACGCATCAACATCTAGTAGCTCATGTCGAGTGTCAACAATTTCTGCACCAGAGATGTATTGACCAGATGCGCTATTCCATATTTTAATGAATTTACTTACAACTTCAGGTAGTGTATCTGGAACACTAAATTCCCTCTTGATAACTGTAGAACGAAAAATACCAGTTTTATACTTTATAAGTTCCTTAGCACATTGATAGTTCATTAATATCATTAAATAACACACTAACTCGTGACTGTTACGCACATTATTTATATATTTATATTTTTTAGATAATTCTTGTGCAACATCTAATATGTCATGATATTTTTGGTCACCTAAAAGCTTTGGGTCCTCATAAATGTAGTTGTGTGAAACTCTAATAATTGCATTACCAAATTTTATATCAATAATATCGTTATTTTTAATAAATATATCAAGAACAAATGCGATGCGTCTAACACCTTCTTGTAAGCTACATAAGCAGTCAGATAAAATAGTTGGTAACATCGGTCGTTTCTTGTCTGGTAAATAAATTGTTGAAATTCTTCTGGAAAATGAGTTCCATAAATTTAATACATCCATCCAAATTGTTACGTTTGAAATGTAGATACTTAATTGCTTCACTCCCTTATCCAATTCGATAATACCAAAACCATCATCGAAATCCTGACTATTTAATGGGTCAATTGTTATAATATATTGATTAGTTCTATCCTGGATATTTGGATATTTAGATGATATTAATTCGATAATACCTTCATGAGATTTACTCTCGATTGATTTACTAGTGTCTTTCTGAAATTTTTGAATAGATGCATTTAGACTTTTGCAATATAGTTGATATTCGTAAAAATTATCAAGAACGTCAACTGGTCCAATAACATTATCAAGTTTGGCTCTTGGATGTTTATCGTCCCAATATTCGAAATTGATAGTTACATATAAATTTTTGAATACTTTTGAGAATCCCATTGACTTAATTTCATATGGAACCAAAAAAGAAGGCAATCGAGCATCATCAGGAACACATTTATATAAAAGTTTACCACCTGCCATTTCAGCTCGTTTTCTGGTATATGTTTGTCCTGCTTCTAATCTATGTTGTCTTCCATAAGTTTTATTTTCATCGAGAATTAAAACTCCTGGTATAGCAGGTCCTGTTCTGATAGATGAATGTTCTATATAAATTTGATTATGTTTATTGACAGTAAATACATCATTCGTAAATAATTTGTTTTCAAGTGGATTAATATTCAATTCAACTTTATTAAGTTTATTGACATCAAATACTTCCCAAGAGTTATAACTCCTGTCATTTATATGAATTTTATACATCATAACTACTACATATATGTAGTGATATCTTTAAACGATTTTAAAATAAAATTGAATAAAATATATAATTAAAATAAGTATTTAAAGAAATAAGAAGAAATGAGTCTCGAATTTAATGCTGAAAATAGAAATATGAATAGACCTCTGCGTTGTTGTTCATTTTGTAGAAGAGCTGGTCATAATATTTTATCATGTGATAGCTATTCAATTATTAATTTTGAAAGAAATTGTAGAAATATTATAAGAGATGCACAACAAAATTGGAGCGCGCAATTAAGGGCATTCCTTTTAAATGAAGCATTATACGAGTCAAATTTAGTTCGCGCCTTTGCAATCAGAAAGTGTGGTGCAACAACAAGAAGTAATATAGATGAATGTATTGGTAGAATTCAAAATTTCTTCGAACAACAAAATAACAGAGAAGAAAGAAACATTGATACAAGAGAAAATCTTATATTTAACAGACGAAATGTTATATTTCCGCAAAATTTGGTGTTGGGATTTATGTTTATTGATATGATTATGGAAATTCATAACGAATCGGAAAGGATTTCTAGAAAATTCGACATCAAAACAAGTTTAGCCGAAAATAAAGACTGCCTGGAAGAAAAATGTGAATGCAGTATATGCTATGAATATTATGAAAATAAACATTTTGTAAAACTGAACTGCGGTCATGAATTTTGCAAAGATTGTATTAAACAAACTCTTCAAAATGATAGAAGACAAACGCCATGCTGTGCATTTTGTCGCACTGAAATGAAAAATTTCGAATATAAATCTGAATCTATCGCAAATGAATTTAGTGATTTTTTAGAATTAAATAACGTATAAAATATTATGATTATTTCAATTATCAAAATATTATTTTATAATATAAATAATAGTTGTCATCCAAGAAATAAATGTTTTTATATGTTATTTACAGTAGGCGGTATAGCCCCACATCATCCTCCCTTCATAATAATTTTTTTATCAGGGAGTAAAATAGGTTCACCTCATCCACCTCGCATTGCACGTCGTCTAGTTCGTCTATTATGTTTTTTTTGTCTTTTAATTCTACGTTTTTTTCTGCGTGTAGTAGAAAAAGGATTCAAAGAGGAAATAAACTTAGTAAATTCCATTATAAAATAATACAATATTTTATTATAATTCCGTTCCTATATTATTATCAGATGCAGCAGGCTGAGGTAAGTCATCTATATTTGTGCTTTCATTTGTCATAGTAATATTCTCACCGTTATTATTAGTATTTGTATGATGATTTGATAAATCTTCTTTATCAACAGGTACAATAATATCATGTTTGTTTAATTCAGTAATGCTAATTTTTTTGGCAACATCACGTTTAACATTTTGAATTTGTAATGCATGTAAACAAATATAAGGTAAAATTGCTAAATTATTCATATAAGTTCTATAATTGAAACACGAAATACTTGTATTCTCATTAAATCGGATACTATACCACCAATAAGAAGGTATATATAATGTTTTACCTGGTAAAAGAGTAAATTCAAGACACTTAATTTTGTCAAAATCTGCAGTATATCTAGGTTGAGGTTTCCAAGGATTAACTGGTGTTCTAAATTCAAAATTTTCATAATCATAAATTGGATACAAATATTTAACGCTATGTGGTGGTGCTAATTTAATTTGAGCACTTCCTTGAGTTAAAAGAAGGTAATTTCGATAATTAATTTCATATCTAAATGGGGTGCAGGTGTTGGCACTACCCATCATAATATCGTAATTACAATTTGACACCATATATGGTCTGAGGAACTCGTCGTTATATCGCATATTTTTACCGACACCGGTTTCCTCTAAAAAGTCGGTATTATTTTCGGAGAAGTAAGAGGCAGATTTGTCTTCGTCGAAGAGCTTGACTGCAGAATGTATTGGTAGAGGCATGTAAAGTTCCGCATTGCTATCTGTTTCATTTACATTCCTTATCTTAACTTCGAAAGCATGATAGTTATTTGAAACATAATTACGATTTGACGTTTGAACTATTTTTTCACAATCAAAATCAAATAAGACCGGCTGTCTTAAATCACATATTTCTTCTAATTTTTCTTTAGATGGTTCATCGACTTCATACATCTCTAAATCCTCCCCGGTTTTTAAATGAAATTGAACATGCAAATAAATAAATAAAACTAAACAAAATATACAAAATCCTATTATTATTCTCATCTTAATTAAAAATGATAATAATATTTATTAACTAGAACGAAATTCACCTTTAGGAAAGGTGGAGCCAAATATTAATTTTCTAACTAAAGATTTTTATATACTTTAAATTTATTGTTTTGCGACACTTTTACACCGTTGGACATTTAAAATGCCCATTTTATATAAAATTGAATTACGTTTTACAAATTAAAATAATGTAAAACTAATTTTATTAAAATCAATAATGATACCAGCAGATAAAATAACACATACTATTATAACTATGTCAAATTATAAAGATTTACCTAAAAATTGTAAATTAGCAATTATAAATGTAAATGATATAGATAGTAGTTGGAGAGAAACAAAGGATTATATTGGCAAATTTAATACTATAAAATCATATTGTTCTAAACAAAAATTATTGAATTCAAAAAAAGATTTGATTGAATTAAAAGTAAATGTTCCACCATATATATATTTAGATAATAATAGTAATATAGATTTTTGTAATGGTCGCAATAGATTTGCGAATTTAAGAGATTCAGGTGTTAGAGAAATGCCTTTTGTTATTGAAACAAAAGATTATAAAAAATTTATGAAGCGTTTTAAATGTCCAAAGGTGTAAAAAGTGACTAATCATCTGACAATTTAGGTGCTATATAAAACATAAGTCCGCTATCATTTCCTAAATCATAATTGATTTTCATAGGACATTCATTGCTTAAGCTAAATTCTATGTCATTTGATAACTTATTTGTTATACACATTTTACTTATATATATTAAACTATATGTTAGGTTAATTACTTCATCTTCTACTACTGCATAAGTAGACATATCATCTACAGGTATATTAACACGCATTTCTACTGAATTTCCTGAAGCCTTAAAATCAACACAATCTTCACAACATTTTATATTTATATCATCACCAAAATTAGTTAATTGAGATAACATATCAGTTACTTTTTTGGCTGGAAGAGTAAACTCCGCATCATACTCTGTAGTTGGTATAACCATTTCTTCATATTCATAATCTAATAAAGGCAGCTTGAAGAATTTATTGTAATCTGATTTCTTTGCATTTTGATTATTTTTCAATTCAATCGATAATGTTTCTGAAGTTTCTTCTTCTAAATAAAATACTAAGATTTGTTCTTCGCTTTTAGTACTTATAATAGAATAAAATGTTCCAGTATCAAAACATAATTCATATTTTTTATTTACCTCATAATAATCAAACCATTCGTAATTTAATTTCAAATCAAATAAGCATACATGAGATTTATCCATACCTTGAATGTGAAATGTCGTCTTGTTAATAGTTAAATTGATCTGTGATGACGAACTTTTAAAAAGATTAAAAATAGATATAAATACTTCTTTTTTCCTCTTATCACTTATAATAAAACATACTTTTTTATCGGTATGAGCCAGTTCCATATTAATAATAATTATTAATTTATTTTTAATATGTTTTCTCAAATATTACCTAATTCTTGTTTTATCATATTTTTAAGGTCGACTGACATAATAATATTATTATCTCCATCTATGTCATTAATACTTGTTCCAATTGGTTCTTCAGAAGGTTCCTTTTGTTCTTCGGAATCACCTGGTAAACGCTTTTCCAAATCAGATAAAGCAAGCTCATAATCAGAAAAATTTTGGGTTGTTTCTTGGGCAAACATATCATACTTAACCATAAATGATTTGAGAATATCTTTAGTTTCAGTTAATTCTCTATTAAATCTAAATACTTGTTCAGTGTTTTTTGCAAGCTCGATAGTATGCTTGGCTACATCATCACCCATTCGCTTAAACTGTTCAGTTAAAATTCTTACATCTTCGACTAACTTCTTTACTTCTTCTGAAGAAGTAGTTTCTGTTCCATTCTTTTCGAGAGAATCAAGACGGTTAATAATAGAAGTTAAAACAGAGTTGTCAATAATTTTGTGATTATCTGGTATACCTGATGCATCTACAACACCAGAATGCTTGGTTTCTTCTTCATGTTCAGTTTCTAAAACCCATTGTTCAACTTTACCTAATCTCAAAGTAATTAATCCAATAGCATCAGAAATACTTAGTTTAGAAAATGGTAAACTATTTTGATTTTGTTGTGGTTGTTGGTCGTAAAATTGTTGATATTTTTGTGGAGGTTGTTTAGAAGCGTATTGTTGTTGAGGAGGTTGCATAGAACGAGCAGTTCTTACATTATTTGGTGGCGGAGGCATATTATAACCCATACCAGGTGGCGGTTGAGCAAAAGCAGCTTGTGATCCGATTGAAGTAATAGGTCTATTTCCACTGACAGGGGGAGCATTTTCTCCAGCCCTTCTAGCTCTAGCAGCAGCAAGTGATCGTGAACTCATAATATAATTATTACTACAATTTGTTTCTAAATAACTTACGCAATTAATAATTTTAAAATTAAATTTTATTTTTCATCAATATATTTATCAATTACTACACATTTTGATATATTATGAATTATTTTTTCTTCTTTATCATCATCATTTCCCATAGCTTCTAATACTATTTTATCATATTTATCTGAGATTTTGGATGATGAATTTTTATAATCGGGATATTTCTCTCGAAACGATGGTAATAATTTGATATTTTTATTTAAGCAACCATCTGAAATTTTATCTGTGGGTGATGTTGATAATTGTGAAGTTCGAAATCTTCTACTTGATAGTCATTAATATTCTCTCTAACTTGTTTAATAGAAACTGTTGGAAATTCAAAAGGTTCTCTTTGAATCTGTAATTTGATACCTTCAATATGGTCTTCGTAAATATGACAATCACCTTTAAAATAAACAAATTCAGTTGCTTTCAATCCACAATGTTTTGCTAATAAATGTGTTAAAAAACTATAAGACGCTATATTAAACGTTGTCCCGCAAGCCTCGTCGTTGCTGCGCTGAAACATAGCACACGATAATTCATCACCATTTTTCACGTTAAATTGACACATAACATGACAAGGCGGAAGACACATTTGCTCTAACTGTGCAGGATTCCAAGCAGTCATAACAAGACGACGACTGGTGCGCTGTTTTGGGTCTTTAAGAGCGTCAATAATTTGCTGAAGTTGGTCAATTCCCTTAAACTCCTTTCTATCTTTATGCACATCATTTAGATCATTATCGAGCAATCGCTTGCCAGTAAAACAATTGTAATTGGCATTGAAGAACCTCCATTGATAGCCGTAAATTGTGCCAGCAATATCTTCTGGATAATGATGTAAACCTCTTGAATCCAAAAAATCTCTCGAAGCATTAGCATCCCAAATATGAACCCCTTGTTCCTTCAACAATCTGTTATCAGTTTCACCACGAATAAACCATAATAATTCCTTTAGACATGTCTTCCAGGCCGTTTTTTTCGTCGTTAAAATAGGGATTTTGCCATCTTTTAGTGAAAAACGCATAGAAGCGCCAAAAATACTTTTAGTTTTGCCATTTCTACCTTCTTCCCAGGTGCCATTTTCTAGAATATTTTGAAGTAAATGTAGATATTGGTATTCTTCGTGTTGAAATTTTTGAATATTACTAAAAATATTTTCTGAAACTTTAGTTGTTTCTTCAGATGTATTAGAAGAATGTTTTTCAAGGTCATCTAAATTAGGTTGAATAGCCGCATAATCTTCTGCTATATGTTCCATAATATATTTAGAACAAACTGTTTAAATTATTTACTTAAAAGACAATTTATATTTTTAATTTCTAATTATACCCTATAGGGATATGGATAGCTCGGACGAATCAAAAAGTTTCTTTAAGCACGTTTTCAATTTTGATGATGACTCAAAATCAGAAATTCTGAATATATTACAATACTCAGTTATTGCAATTATTCCACTTGTTATTTTAAATAAGACAATGCAAAAATACGTTCCTGAAGCAGATGACAAGAAAAGTAGTTTAGAAGTTTCAGCAGAAGTATTAATTCAAATTATAGTAATGTTTATGGGTTTATTACTTATTCATAGAATTATAACATATGTTCCAACATATAGTGGTGCTAAATATCCAGAATTCCACATTGTTTATATTATTTTAGCAATTTTAATGATTACTATGAGTTTACAAACAAAACTTGGAGAGAAAGTTTCTATATTAGTTGATCGTGTTTCTGAAGTATGGAATGGTAAGAGTGATAATAAGAAGAAAAATGGGAAAAATGGAGCTGTTAAAGTATCACAACCAATCGCTGGACAACAATCCAATAATTATACAGATGGAACATCAATAAGTTCATTACCAACATTTGATGTCACACAAGGAAGCCAAAATACTATGCAACCTCAACAGTTACCTAATTATGACGCTATGTATAGACAAGATACCACACCATTAGTTGGTGCTGCTACTCCTGGAATGTCTGAAGGTATGGCAGGTATGATGGAACCTATAGCAGCTAATTCTGTTTTAGGAGGTGGTTTTGGTAGTGCTTGGTAATCCACTTTTTAGAAAAGTGGAGCAAAAATGTAGTAAATCCACTTTTTAATCAATTATTAAAAAAAATGAAATGTTTATTTAATTGAATTATCATGTAAACAATTAAATATGTCGTTAAAAATTATAACTAAATTAATTCATTATCTCAAAGAGAAATTGAATGTCACTGAGGATGACATTATTATAAATGAAATGAATATTAAGGATAGTTGTGACTATGAAATAGAAATGAAAATAAAAGATAATTGGTATCGCATAAAACATTTTGAACCTTTACATCCGATTCAAGAGAGAAATTATGGAATGGGATCTTGGTATGAATTACGCATGATGAATCAGTATGGATGGTTTGTTGAGATAGAAAGCGATGGAGATAAATCATACGATAGTGATATTGATAGCGATGAAAATTAAATGTATATCACTATATGCTATTGAATGTCATAATAAAGAATGCTTACAATTTATATTGGAAGAATTGTGTGAGGTTGATATTCCTGAAGCTGAAGACATTGAAAATGCTGGTTCTAAGTGTAGTGAGTATCTTATAAATTTATATAAACAATAATTTAAATAAAATAATTTATTATAAATAATGGATGTTAATAAATTATTAAAAGCATTAGATGATGAGTCAAATGAAACTCTGATGAACTTTACAACAAAGAAAATTAGAGAGATGAATTTGAAAATTTTGAAAGAACTCAATTTATCAAAACAAGAAACAGTTGATATTTTTAATAAATTAAAAGACTATAAATATGTAGATGAGATGAATGATTTAAAATATGGTACTTTTTTAAGATGGATTCCAATTGATGATCCAACAAATATTCATTTAACAAAAGGGGCTATATTTTGTGAAATGAAAATTACAGACGATGGTGTATTTTGTGTCTGTAAAAATTTCGGATATTCATCGCGTCATTTTCAAATTTCTATGGACAAAAATTTAATATTTCAAAAGCTTACAGACCAGGAATTAGTTTTATTATCTGCATTAGATCATCTTTCAAGTTAAACTCCTTTTACTATTATATCTTCGGCTTTATATATTTCTTCCTTAACTAAAAAGTTATATACATTTTCCTTTTGATCACCTGTTAAAGATATAACTTCACCGTGAACAGCATCTTTAATAATAGAACCATTACAATTATAATTTTTCTTTAAATAAGATATAATTTTTTGTAAATCTAAGTCTTCAGCCATACCGATTACATTTGTAATGCATTTTTTACCATTTCTTTTTTCTACAGAAATAGTAACTTTATCAGCAAATAAGGTTGATTCTAAATCGTTAAAAATATCAGTTGTATTCATAATATATTAATTATATGATGAATTATTTATATTGATTTATAAGTTTATTTATATTTGAGGGGTTCCATATCTTTGAAAATATGTAGCCCTTAGAGATTCAAATCTTTCTCTCAATTCTTCATTCAAATCTAACATTTGATTCATTTGTGTTTGTAATTCATTTGCTCTATTCATATTTTGATTTCTATCTTCTTCATTCATTTGTTCGATTTCATACAATTCATTATCTAATGCTTGAAATGACTGCATTTGTTGTTGATTTTGTCTCATCAAATCTTGTAATTCTGCTAGCATATTTTGTCTCTCATTACTATCTTCCATAGGTTCAATTGCTACATTATTTGGTTGCAAATCACCTCCTCTTCTTCGTCTTTTTCCGCCATTTTTTAAAATTTGTAATTCATGCCACTGATCTTGATTCATCGGGTCTTCATCAGCCATTTTTTCTCGTTCGATAGTTTGTTTACCTTCAGGGGTTGGTCCGGAAAATAATTGAACTGCTTCATCTGGTGAAGCTGAACGGATTCTCATTTGTTCTTCATAGCGTTTAAATCTTTCTGGGTCCGGTGGTACTGGATATGGTTTCACAGGTTCAACATCAGGTCCCATTTCAATATCATTACCACCTTGTCTCTTTTTTGTTTTACAATTTTTGCAATCTTTAAATAATCCAGGAATAAATTTACCTTTTTTGATTAATTTAAGGTGACTGGTATGTATTGGTTTTTTAACAGTATAAAGTCTTTTACCTTTATGGTATTTTGTAATTGTTTTATATCCTCTACCTTTCTTAATACTTACTTTACGCACAACTTTTCCTCCTTTTTGGGCGACTATTTCTGTATTTTCGTAATTAAACTTGTTCATAAAATATTGATAGAAAATAATATTATTATTAAATATAATGGATTCTCATGCATTAGTTCATTTATTTCATATTTTGATTGTTGGTGGTTTATTTCTTTATGTAGGCATAAATAGAGAGAAAATATATAAGCCATTATTTACAATATTATTGTTTTTAGGTTTTGTAATTGTTTTTTATCATTTGTATAAAATATTCAATGTTGGTAAAGGTATATGGGTTAACTTAATTCATGTGTTCATTGTAGGTCCCTTATTAATTTACATTGGTTATACTGGAGAGAAAACAACTAGACACTTTTTTGAAGTATTATTAATGTTGGGGTTTGCTTCCATTGGTTATCATTTATATTATTTATTTAACTAATTTCTCAATGCCTACTAAAATAATATAAAAATAAATTATTGGATAAATCCAGAAAATAAAACAGATAAAACAATTGAAATAATCCAATTGTTTTACAATAATAACTAACATTCTTTTTTTACCCATTCTTTTGTAACAACTGCTTTTACGCTCTCTAACGACCCCTCACTCCAACCCTGATTTCGACTTACACATTCACCGACAACTAAAATACCTTGCTCTGGATGTTGAGCTTTGTCTATAAAATCTTCTCTCGAACTATATAACTCTTTATTTAATGGTTTATAATAATGAGTTCCTATTTTCCAATAAAAATCCTTAATTGCAATAATATGAACAGAATGTTCAGGCATTCCTAATGATTTTTCCAAAAGTATTTCATATAAATCTCTATTTGATTTTGTATTTTGTAGGTAATCTTTAAGAGCAATCGCATTGTTGTTATCATTGTAAGCAATCATATATACACCATTGTCAGGGTCCATTGGAATAATTCGTTGCAAAGGGCCAGGCACAAAAGTGAAACCTTTAATATATTCTTTCAATATAGGAATAGATGATTTGGTAAATTTTGCATATAAACGCAGAAAAGGTTGCCCTTGTATATCATTATATATCGAGTAAGATGGTAGTAATTTTCTTACTGTATCTATAGTAGATGCGATTATTACCTTATTACATAAATATTGCAAACCATTTTCAGTGTTGATTAAAAATCTACATGGATTTTCTTGTATTTTATTAATATTAATAACTTTATTCGAGAATTTAAAATGTTGTTGACCTATATTATGGTATAATTTTAAGACCATTTTGCGCCACGGAACATGAAATGCCTTCCAACAACAAGCATTATCTTCCATACCATAATAATATAATGTTTCAAAAGCATCTTCATTTTCATAATCTGTATAACCAGCAGATATTATGAATTTTTTATATTCCTTCTCTCCAAGAATATTAGTGGCAAACTGTTTAAATGTAAGTGATTTCCCTTTGAAACCTCTGTATTTCTTTCTTAAGTGATTCATGACTTTATTGATGTCGAGAGAATGTATTAATTTAGACTTATGCGGATTAACAGTATATTCAGGTGTAGTAAATTTTAATTGAGTAAGTAGTTTATGAAGTAATTTATCTTTATTTTTCCTGCCAATTCCTGCCCCAGTAACAATTTCAGTTCCATAGAACATTTCATTACTAGTTCTTCCACCAATCCAATTTTTTTTATATTTTTCTAAAATCATAAAAGATGTATCTGGAGAGAATTGTTTAATTTGATATGCGCTATATAATCCAGACATACCACTTCCAATAATAATTATATCAACATATTTCATCTTATTATAGTGTGATATAATTATTTTTATTTTTTCTCGTAACATTTTTCTTTTTAAGACTAATTGTTTGTTTTTTTTTACATGTGAATTTTCCACGTGTAAACCCCTTAGTATTAACAATAGTTTTAGTACATATACCAATTGCTCGAGCTTCATTTTCTTTATCAACCTTTTTAATGCAACGACATAATTTACTAACAATCAATTTTTCTGCTTGCGATTTTAATAAGTGTTTTGATTTAGGTATGGGCTTATTATAATATTCTAAAATTTGTTTATAATCATTATTTGTAAGTTCGGACATTGTTGTATATATATTTACAAATAAAATAATTTGTACTGTGAAATAACATAAAGGTTAAATATAAATAAATTACATTGCTTGTAAACTATTTTCCATTAAATAATTTCTCAACATATAATAGCAATGAAGATTGTAGTATTTGATTTAGATGAAACGCTTGGATATTTTACCCAATATGGAATATTCTGGGATAGCTTAGTTAATTATTTAAAAATAAAAAATAAAAACGAATTAACTCAGACTGATTTTGATGAGATTTTAGATTTATTTCCTGAATTTCTACGCCCAAATATAATAAATATTTTAACCTACTTAAAGAACAAGAAGAAGACCAATTGTTGTCATAAAATGATGATATATACAAATAATACTGGCCCTCGAGAATGGGCACGACATATCATAAGCTATTTTGAGAGAAAAATAAACTATAAATTAGTTGACCAAATTATAGCAGCATTTAAAATAAATGGTAAGCGTGTCGAAATCTGCAGAACTACACAAAATAAAACACATAAAGATCTAATAAAATGCACTAAAATACCTATCGATGCTGAAATTTGTTTTATGGATGACTGTTTTTATCCTGATATGGCTCATGATAATATATATTATATAAATATTAAACCTTATTATTATGATTTATCGTTTGAGTATATGTTAGCTAAATTGACAAATTCAAATGTAGGAAAAAAATTAATAGGAAATGATACTGATTTTACGACGTTGATGATGGAACATATTGCATTATTTAAATACAAAGTTCTTGAAAAAGATGAAAAAGAATATGAAGTTGATAAAGTATTAGGTAAACATATAATAACACATTTGCAAGCTTTTTTTAATCGTTCAACTAAAAATATGACAATAAAAAATAGAGGTAATAGAAAAAATAAAACATTTAAGAATAATAAATAGTCAATATTTATTCAAAATATTTTTTATTAAACGGTACAACATTAATAACAGTATCCATAAATGATTTAACAATATAAATTTTATTATTTTCACATTTATATAATCCATATAAGAATGCATTTGGATATTGACCTAAAAATATATACGTTTCAGGAAAATACTGTTTTGCTTCTTTCCAAACGTTTTTAATTTTCTCTCTAATTAATTGGCATGTAATTTTTGAAATACATTGATGGTCGGAACCATGAATCAAATATTCTTTAATTTTCTCTTCAATATTATGCTTTGAAATGATAATTAATTCTGGTTGACTCATATTTAACTTAATTATATTTATTTAATATATAATTAAGCTTTTCAATTTTAAAAATAATTTTTAATTATTGATTTAAAATCATCTAAATATTGATTTAATGCAGTAGTAGTTAAAATAAATGCACCAGCGCTAAAAGCTATTTTGCGGTCTAAATCGGTAAACTCATAATGTGTTCTCAGTGGATTAAAACGCCACATTAAAAATAAGCAAATATAGATTCTAATATAATAATCTAAATACTGTAAATATTTTGGCGCAGCTTGCGATAATCCAAGAGACGAAATAATAATCAAAAAATATGACACGTAAATAAAAATATCAAATAGTTTTTCCTGCCATTTATGAAGTTGTGATTTAGTCATATATTATCCCGAGATAAAATATTGACTAGTGTTTTTTTTCAGTAGAGCATAAAATATTTTTATCCAGACACACTATCAGACTTATTATCTGTTGAACTATAAATTTCTAATGTTCTTGCACTTGGGTCAGTTGCCTCAGTATATTTCGGCATCCAAAAATACGGCAAAATATGTCCAGAATTGGGAAATTCTGTGTCAAAAATTTCTTTATAATATCTTTTTTCTAAATTGATACATGGTTTAAAGGCTTCAACACGTGGATTTAATTCGTCATAATGTTTTGCTATAAACTCCTGTAGAATAGAAAATAATGAACGACCATGTGAGCTAACACCGTCACTAAATGCTTCTTTTCTTCTCCATAAAATTTCATCTGGTAACATTTTTTTCCATCCAGAAGATTCAGACCAAACCGTATCTTTAAACGCATTACGTAGCAAATATTTTTCTGGCTCTCCGAAATTATTATGATTTCGAAAATATGGCGGGATTGATAATATACAATTTACAAAATTTCTGTCTAAAAATGGTGTACGAGGCTCTAACCCATTTGATGAAATAGACCTATCCGAACGCAAAACATCGAAAGCATGAATATCTTTTAATAGTCTACGAGTTTCTTTGTCAAACTCAATATCATCAGGACATTTATTCATATACAAATAACCGCCAAACAACTCATCTGAACCATCGCCATTAAAAATTACCTTTGCCTCAGAATTAGCAGCGATATATTTACCAATTAAATAATTTCCAATACTTGCTCTTACAGTGGTTGTATCATAGCTTTCAATAGCTTTAATAACTTCAGGAATTGCATCAAACATTTCTTTTTCAGTCACAATAATTTCAGTGTGTTTAGAACCAATATAGTCAGCAACGATTCTAGCATATTTAATGTCTTCTGAATTTTCAAGACCAATACTATACGTTTCAATCTGTTTATTGTCTCCTCTGAAAAAATCAGCTACCAATGAGGCAATTAAACTGCTATCTAAACCTCCGCTTAGTAAACATGCGACAGGTCTTTCAGTTGTTACACATCTTTTAACGACAGCCATTGTCAATTTATGTGAAATTTTTGAAAACATATTATTTTTATATTCATCCATGTCAATTACCATTTGCGAAGTAGGAAATGTTGGTATAAAATAAGACTTATTTACTAGAGAGGAACTCCATTTTTTTTCAGAATATTTATATATTGAGTATGTTCCTGGTTCAAATTGCTTTGTGCAAGAATGTCTTGTATCAAGATTGTAAAATGGTTCTAACATTTTAAGTTCAGACGCAAATCCATCAACAGAACTGTAGCCATTTTCGTTCATATGAAGCTTATACAACGGTCTTACACCATAAGGGTCCCTTGCCGTAAATAATTTATGCTGATTTCTATCGTATAAGACAAATGCAAATACACCATCAAGCATCACCAATGTTTGTTCAATCCCATATTTTAAATATAAATGAATAATAACTTCACAATCTGAACCTGTATTAGGAATAACATTCATTGATTTATATAATGATTTATAGTTATAAATCTCTCCATTACATATCAATTCTATCCCATTAAAAATAAGTGGCTGATTAGATTCTTCATTTAATCCATTAATTGCCAAACGATGAAATCCCAAAATCAACTCTTTATTTGAGGACGAAACTAATTTAGAAAATTCAGGTCCTCTATTTTTACCCCTTTTAAATACTTGTTTAATCATATCCATATCAATTCTAGAATAATTATTTGAATTAAGCAAAGTAAATATGCCACACATAATATATTTAATATGGTTAAACCTTTAAACTTTTTATGAAAAATAATAATATATAAATATATCAAATGGACAGACAACCTACAGAATGTGTTTCAGATATTCATAAACAAACAAATAATCGTATATATGATAGAAATATTCCTTCACAAATGTTACAACCTTATTTAGACGTAAGACCAGTTATGACAAAATATTCCTATTTTCCGATTGTTGACCCAAGAAAACAAATAAATGTACCACTAGCTCAAATGCCAACTTATAATGTTCAACAAGTATTTAATCCAGGAAATACTCAATCTCCATGGTCTGGATTTGCATCAAATATAAATACAGAATCAGAATTAAGAAATCAAATTTATGCTTTACAAAAGTGCAGTCAAGCAACTTATGTTCCGCGTTCAAATAGTGACTTATACACATATAAATTCCAAACCAGAACACAACCAAATCCACATGAGATAATGTTTAGAAGTGAAAATTTTGAATCTTTTAATCCAAATCCCTCACCCGGATTATGTGGTTCATCTATGTTCTATAATAATACAAGATGTCAGGTAAAAGATATGACAAAACAAACTTGTTAGACTTATTTAAATTTTAATTATTTTATAAATTATTTATATAATGATTTGGAAAACAAGACGAAGAGGTGGAATGAGAGCTGTATTAAAACCTTTAGGACAAACTGCTGTTACTGTTGGTAAGGAGTATGGTAAAGATTGGATAAAAACCAAATCAGTCAAAGTAGCTGAAGGTATTTATAAAGATCCTAATTTAATTAACGATCCTAATTTTATGTTATATGGAACAAAACCTTTACGTAAACCAAAATCTGATATGTATGATGGTGAAAATAGTGAAAATATTAATCCAAATTTAACAAGAGGCGGTAAAACTAAAAAACGAAATAACAAAAAACGAAAAACAAGGAGAAATAGAAAATAATTTAAAATATAAAATAAATTTTATGGTTTTATTATATGTCTCAATCGTTAGTTAATCAAATAACTTTAGATTTTTTATTAAATAAAGAAACTATGGGAAAACATGTAATGAAACAGAGAGAAAAACAAATAAATAAAGAGGAATTTCAGTTTTATAAGAAACGTATTACCAATTTATTTAAGGAATTAGTTAATACTGATTATCCAGAAGATTTATCGCCTGATGTTAAATATGCTTATGATACATTCATCAAAACAACTATTAATTACTTTAAAGTTATTGATAATAATGACTTATTACAAGAAGAGTATAAAGATGTCGATTTTCCATCTGAAATTTGTGATGATAATGATTTAGATTTATCTGGAAATTTTATGGATGCTAATAAATTAATGATGCGTTCAGTTAAAATGGATTTACCTACTTTAGATAAATATGTTAAACGAACAACAAATAAAAATATTGAACATGTTATTTTGCCAAAATCGAGAGATGTAAATATTATGCAACCAGAATTACAAAATAAAGGAATAAAATATACAGAAGAAAAAAAGAATATCACTATTATTTATGAAGACAATCAGAAAACAAAGAAATAAAAAAACATTAAAAAAATATAAAACAAAAAATAACCGTATTAAACGTGGTTCTGGAAAAAAAACAACTAAAAGAATTAACTGTAGTCCTAAACCAAAAGATGAACTAAATGAATTTAGTTGTTATACTAATAGTTCGCTTATAGAATTAAGAGATCATTGGAACGCGAGACATCCCGACGTTAAAATAACCACCAATTCACCAAAAGATATTCATAAACAGCTTAGTGAACATTTAAAAGATATTTGTAATAATGAAGCTTGTTGGCTAAGACAGAAAGGAGCATTTGGGCTACTTGAAAGTGAATTAGCAGAATCTTTTGCACCAGAATCGCCACCAGAATGGAAAAAAAATCCAAATGAATGGTTATCAAGCACTGATATTATGAAAGTAATGAAACAATATGAAAAAGCATATAAAGAATTTGATTTTATTGGTCCAACTCCAATTGATTTTGATACCAGAAAATTATATGGTGAGTGTGTCTGGGAAGAATTATGTAATTTTAATCTTGAAAAGGTGATAAAACAAGGAAAAACAAAAATAGGAATAATTTTTAATACTGATCCACATAATAAACCAGGTCAACATTGGATATCAATGTTTATTAATATTAAAAAAAAGAAAATATTTTTCTTTGACAGCACAGGAGATAAAGCACCAAATGAAGTTAAAAAATTAATAGAGAGAATTAAAGAACAAGGTTTGAGTCTAACTCCAAAAATAAATTTTAAGATTGATAGTAATGAAGGAATCGAACATCAATATGGTAATACTGAATGTGGCATGTATTCAATATTTTTTATTGTTCATATGTTAGAAGATAAGATGACTGAACATTATTTAAAAACTCACATACTTAAAGACGAATATATGGAAAAATTTAGACATATTTATTTCAATGATTCGTTATAAAAACATATAAAAATACAATTGTATTATTATATATTTAAATGTCAATAAATATGTTTACCAAAAAAGAGAACATTCAAATGTTATGGGATGTCATAAGCGATGAAGATATTTTTAGATTTCTTTCACCTGATATTCAAGGCAAAATTTATAATTTATTTATTAACAATATAAAAGGGTTTTTTGAAACTGAAAAAATAAAAAAAAATACACTAGTTGATATAAATAAAAAATATATTCTTCTTATTCTTAATCACATTAAAAAAACATATCCTTATCAACCTAGTAAAATAAAAATTCATAATGTTCCGCCAGTAAAAGAACTGATTACCTTTGAAGAAATACAAAATGACAGAAAAAGTCAATTTGAAAGAGATTTTACTATACGTCAAGAAGAATTTGAGGATTCAATGACACTTAAAGCACCACCAATGCCCGAATTTTCAGACAAAAGAACGGATAAACCAATTAAAGAAATGGATAAAATTCTTAAAGAAATGCAAGCACAACGTAATTATGAGGTTGAACAGATAAATAGAGCTTATAATACAACTAATGAAGTTGACAACTGGCTTAAACCACTAGATACTTCTTTGAAATCAGAAAAATTTGAAGCTAAATTGGAACAACCGCAAACCAATAATAGATTTAAGTATTTAAATGAACTTGACCATAATTTAAATCCTAAAAAGAATGTTACATTTAACACAAATGACCAAGTGAATACATTTATATCAGAACCTGATGTAGAAGATGAAGAAGATATGAGCATATTTGCAAAGCTTAAAAAAGTCAATAAAAAAGAAGATAATATTAGATTGGAGATGAATGACCAACAGACAATTCATACCAGTAGCGAAGATAGAATTACTAAGTTGGAGAGAAATGTAGAAAAATTAAATGATAAAATGGATAAAATAATTGCAATATTGAATAGTAGAAGTTAATATAAGTTCGAAATTAATGACGTTTATGGGTATATTTTTTGTGTGATTTTCTGTATTTTTTTCTGCTATGTTTTATTGTTTTTCTTCCACCGTTTAACTTTTTTTTTATATAAAATTTAGCAACTCCAGGCACACCAATAGAAATGCCAATATCTTCTGATGTATACAATATAAAAATAATGTAAAATAATAAATTTAACACAATAACACCACCAATATAAATAATAATACAACCAATCATAGTAGCTGCGTCTGTTGTAGACAAAATACCAGATGTAGTCGATTCTATCATTTGTGCTGTGATAGATTCAGACGCAATACTTGTAATACCTGATTCTTGTATGGTTTTACCAAATTTTGTTAATATTGATGGAAAATTATCTCCCATTTGCAATTTTAGCATTTTTCCAGCTGACAAAAAACTACTTACTAAATATGATGGGGTGTTTCTAACAAACAACTCTACATTTCCTGAAACATTAGCAGTCGTATTTCCTAATGCACTAACTGTACTAATTGCTGAATTATTAATTAATTCTTTAAAATAATACATAAGAGCTGCAGGCGTACTAGAAGAAATAATCAATGAACTATATCTAAGAATATTTTTAAATCGTTCATCACTTAGTTTAATATTATTTTCTATTTCAGCAGTTCTTAATTTAATGCTGCTTTCTGTTTCAACCGCTTTAGAAAGTGCTTCTATTATCTTAAGTTGTGCTTCAGGAGTCAATCCATATTGAAGACTAGATGATAATATAGAAACAGTATTATTGCCTAACATATTAGGTGATATCAATAATTGTTGTCCGGAAGGTTGTTGTCTATATGAAACATTAGTTGTTGATAGATTTTGATTAGGTTTGGATGGCACATCCTCTATCATCAGGTCATCATTACCATCCATACCACCTTTTTGAATATTTTGAAGCATATAATTGTTGGTATTTACACCATAAGATTGAAATACTAAATTTAAAAAATCAATACAATTTTTATCTATAATGCATGTGTTATTACTAAATATTCTATTCGTGTTTTGTTTTACTTCTGGAAATTGCTCATGAAGTTTATCTAAAGAAACAAAACATTCATTTAGAATACTAACCATTGATTCTAAATCCATATTAACTATTTCATTTTGTATTTGGTCAAAAATATTCATAGTAGTCATTATATACAATTATGATATTTTTTTAATAAAATATATCATATTTTCTTATGCAGTTTTTAAATTAAACTATTTAGTTACTAATTGTCTAAATACTTTCTCTCCGCGTTCATTTGTCTCATATGTTCCAATCTGTAAAGGAACTATATTTGGATTTGTTAAAGCAGCCTCATATGATTTTAAGTCATAAATATTAAGAACATTATTATTAACTCTACGATAAACATATTTAACACCATTAATGGTTACAGGTTTACCGACCCATTCAATCGCAATTTTATTAGCTTGAACTGTGATATCGTTTTGTTGCTCAGCATAGTCAGGAACATAAGAAAATTTATTAATTGATGGGTCACCAAAGTTAACACATTTACCATTAGAATAAATATAACAATCGAACGCAGATTGTTTAATAGCATCTGTCATCTGATTTGTTAAATTAGCTTTAATTTCAGAAATTTCAAATAAATATTGATCACTAGTTAATGGAACTTTAGGAACTGCTTTACTTAAATCTTTTCTCTTTAACTCAATAGCTTCATCTGATCTTAATTGGGCTTCTGAAAAAACCATTAAATAAACGAATACTTCGACTGTTTGTAATGCTGGAGGCAAATCTTTATGACTGCAAATACGTCTGGCACGACCGATAACTTGTTCTGAACGAACAGGATGCCAATAAGGATCCATTAAATGAACATAACGTGTATTGCGCAAGTTAATACCTTCAGAACCTGATGAAGTAATCATAAAGACTTTAATAACTTCACCTATATTATTATTCCTATACTTAGATTTAAGAACTGAACTAATACTATCTGGAATATCATCCCATTCACCATTATAAATTTTACGCACAATTTCCTTTTCTTCAACAGTTTCGGTTCCTGTATATAATGCATAAGTAGGTTTACCTTGATCTGCGTCAGGAATGTCTATTTCCCATAATCCGAGTGAATTTTTTTTAATTTTAAATCTAGTAAACCCATTTTTATTTAAAACAAGAGTAAATAATCCAATACCTTCAGCTGTTCTAAATTGACTATAAACTAAATGTAATCCTTGATATTCTGTGTCTTGTATATTTTCAAGAATTGCTAAAAACTTAGGACTGTATGTTTGCAATGCTTCAGGTGTAAAAAAATCATTTGAATTTTGTTCCATTTCTTTTAGTTTATTTTGAAGACGCTCCGTATATGTAGAACCACCAATGTCATTTAACACTTCATCACCTTCTATTTCAGCTTCACGTTCGTCTTCCAAATCTTGTTTAGACTCTACTTTTTTACCTTGTTTTAATGCAGCCATAATATCAGTTTCCTCTTCTTCCTTTTCTTCATCTTTTTCCTCTTCAGTTTTCTTTTTTCTAATAGGGATTGGTCTATCAGGAATAATAAAATTGCAGAATAGACGAGAAAAAATACGATATGTTGATGATTTATCTTCATAATCTTCTGCCATAGCTTGTTTAGGTTTTTTCTTTTCCAATTTACGTTCTTCTACACGAGCTGCTTCATATATTTTAAATTGTGTATCACTCATTGGTATATGAACAACATGATAATCGACTCCAATGCGTTTTTCAAATTTAGGCAACAAACTTTCCTGAGCACTTCTGAAGTAAGAAGATAATCCTAATATTCTTCGTTTGAGAGCATCGGTATTCTTTAATTTTCGTTCAGTTTCATCGACATATCTTGCAACAAATTCATCAAACTTATCTGGTAAAGCTTTTCTATATTTAATTTCAATTCCATTAGGTATAACATCAATATCATTTCTTTTAAGAATGGATATAATTTTTCTCTCGAATTCATCATCAGAAATAAATTCCGTTTCAAATTCAGTTTCGCCACTTTCATTACGTTTATTATTTGATACACCTTGATATCCAGATTCTTTCTTAATTTTATTTTTAAAACCAAATGGATTTCTGGTAACAGTTAAGATCTTACTAGATGGTGAGTAATCTAAATAATCTAATGTCTTCTCTCCAAGTAATATTTCGCTAAGTGAATTTCTATCAATCTTTTTGCTTGTTTGAACATTTAATGGTATTTTCCATGTCTTGATATATCCTCTTAAAATATTGAAGAGAATTCCGAATTCATTTGGATAGTTAATAACTGGCGTACCCGAAAGTAATATAACTCTTGCGTTTTTGGCACTTAAAAGCATCTCATATAATTTAGTGGATAAATTAAATGGCAGACGTTCTTTTTCTCCGCGCTTGCTCTCAGGAATCGGTTTTTCCTTCTTCAATTTGTTAACAATTCTGCTAATAAAATTATGCGCCTCATCAATGATAACAACACTATTGTCGAAAATATTTTTAGTATAATTAGATGTCATTTCTTCTAATTTTTTCTCACGTAAACCGTTGTAATTTATAAATTTATATTTCTGTTTAATCATCTCGTTTAATTGCTCTTCTAAAACTTGCTTACTTGTATCACTTAATTCATCATAATTTGACTTCTTTTTAATATTGACGAAAAATGCTCCACCATGTCTGCGAATATATTCTTGAGGTAAGTTTAACACAGCTGACATCGTCTTAAGAGATTCTGGATATTGTTCGATTGAAATCCATTCCCAAAACTGATTTTTCTTATATAATAAGTCACCGCATTTTTTTAATTCACCAATATAGTTAGCACGCAAAGATGCAGGTGTCATGACTATAACACTTTTTGAATCTTTCATACCTTCAGCTATTGCAATAGATGTACAAGTCTTACCTGAACCTAAACCGTGATATAAAAGTAGACCGCGATATGGTGTATAAAGATTCATATAGTCTCTTACAATTTTTTGATGCGTTAATAGAGAGAAGTCTGACGACGTTTTTCCAATAGTATCACAAGAAATACTTTCTTTATTTTCTTCTAATTCACGTTTATATGGTTCAAAAAGAGAGTTAATAAAATTTACAAAAATCTCTCTATCATTCATTATATAACTTCCAACTTTAATATTAACAGGTGGTAATCGTTTTGGTAATCGTTTTGTTATATCAGTGTCACCCATTTCAACTAATACTTCTGGTCCTAAAACAGCAACACCTTTTTCAACCTTTTCAGTTTTTCGTTTCTTTTCTTTTGGAGGTATAACAGGTATTACCTCTTTCTTTTTCTTTAAAATAAATTCTTCAGGTGATTCTTCTTTTACTTCTTCTTTGAATTCAACCTTCTTTTTAGGTTTTAAAATAAATTCCTCTTCCTCTTCTTCTTCTTTTGCTCCTTCTTTAACAACTTCTTCATCATCTTCAATTATTAAAGGCTTCTTAATATTAATTTTTTTAGCTTTTTTAACGGATGGTGTTGGTTGTGGTTCAACTGTTTTTTGCTCAATTTCGACAAGTGGTTTAATTGTTACCTTAGTTTTTTTACTTTCTGCTAATTTTTTCAATAATGCTAATCTATCATAACCTTTATCAGTTTTATCGATAATTAAAGGACGCCCAGTTGTTTCTTCCTCCTCTTCTTCCGCAAGTGGTTTTGGTTCCTCAATATCAATACTTACTGGTAATATACCTTCGGTTTCTTGTATTTGAGAAATTTGCTCACTTAAATCAATAACACCTTCTTCAAGTTCTTCACCAATTGATTTCTTAGGAGCTCTTGGATTCCTAGTTTTTTTATCTACTTTTATAACAACTGCGACTCTTTTTCTTTCTTGGACATTTGGTTTTACCATTAATTGTTGTTTAAGTTGTTCTAAATGATTCATCGCTTATATAATGTAAATATATAAATTTTTATATTTTTACATATGAATTAGAATTAGTATTAGAATTAAATATATAAATAAGTTATTGTTTAAAATGATGAAATGGATTAAATATATATTCTATTCCACCTGTAAAATTTAAGTCATTTACATCAGTTATATTGTTAAATTTCTTTTCAAAAAAGAAAGCAATAGCTTTGTCAGGAAGAAATATAAAAATAAATATTGTAAAACATACAACTAAATATATTATAGCATAAATATAATTCATTTTGAACTACATTTATACTATATTTGTATTAAACAAACTAATTTAGGATATATGGAAATTAGACTTTATCAAAATTGTCAATTGATTTGATACCTTCATTACAAGCTATTTGTTCAGCCTTGCGTTTAATTTTATGCTGACCTTCGCCCATATAAATAAGGACTTTAGAATTCACTTCTACATATTCGTGAATGGTTCTGAAATTCTTAAAGAACGAAATGTCAACTGAATCGGCGTGTGTCAAATGAAAAATTTCCTGACCCAAACATAAATAGACACCCATTTTGTAGCCAAGTTCGGAGTCATATTCGATTTCTAAATAGTGTGGTGTAACCTTAAATTCCTTCTGAATTTTAACTTGTAAAATATTTTTATAATTGTCGTCATTTTGAATAAGAGCAACCCAGTCAATATGTGTCTCAAAAATGCGATTTATAAATTTCTTAGCCATTTTGAAACCAGGACTTTCGTCGTCTAATGTGTCCTCAGATGCTGGATTATGAGTTTCGAAATTAAGAAATAATGCGCCAATAAATGACTCGAATAAACAGCCAAGTTTTTTCAGATTAGTTCTAATTTTCTTTTCTTCAGCATGTTTTGATAAAATTAACCATTTATGTAGACCCATTTCAAGCGCAATTCTACCGATAGCTTCATTCTTTACAATAGCAATTTTCTTTTCAGTCATAAATCCTTCATTCTCTTTAGGAAATCGCTTATATAAATACAGCTTAGTGACACATTCTAGAATACCATCACCAATAAACTCTAAACGCTCATTTGATTTACTACTAAGTGGCATACAATCAGGAGGTCGTTCAACAATGGTAATATTTTGTTCTGCATTTTCATAATGAGGTCTCTTCGTATAAGAACGATGAACAAATGCGCGTTGATACAACTCCAATTTTCGGACAACCGGAGGCAAACCATATTTGGAAAGAATAGATTGAACTTCGCTCAATGTAATCTTAACATTTAAAGGATTATATGGATTAAATACTAATCCATCTTCCGTTTTAATCAAATCGTCGTCGTGTGCTTGTTTTACTTCTGACATTTATATAATATATTAGTTTAGCTTTATATTGATTTATAAAATTGAATAAATTACATATTATTTAAAGTGACATAAAGACAATACAATAAAATAAGTATGGAGGACATTGAAATATGGAAGACTATAGACGATTATGAAAATTATGAAGTTAGCACATTTGGTAAGGTACGTAATAAAAATACTGGAAGAGTTTTAAAGGCTGCAAATAAAGGTGGATATTATTCAGTTGGTTTATCAAAGGGAAAAAACAAAACCTTTAGTGTTCACCAATTAGTAGCTAAAGCTTTTATACCAAATCCAGAAAATAAGAATCAAGTTAACCATAAGGATAAAAATGGGTTAAATAACAAACTTTGTAATTTAGAATGGAATACAAATAAAGAGAATAGTATACATAGAAGTGCTGGCGTAAAACAAACTACTAATCAAAATTTAGAAATTTATAGAATAAATTCTAATACAAATGAAATATTAGAAAAATATAACTCAATTGAAGATGGCGCAAACTGGGTTATGGAACAAAAATTGACTAAAAATTTTAATTCCGCTAGAAGCTGTATCAGTTGTTGTATTAGAGGTATAAATAATTCATCTTTTGGTTTTAAATGGAAAATAGTAGAACAAAATGAAATTGAAAATGAAGAATGGAGAGAAGTTATTATTGATAACAAAAAAATAGAGGGATATTTTGTATCATCTTTAGGAAGATTTAAGAATAAAAAGGGTATTATAATGAAGGATTATAAAACACATCATAGTGGATATATATATTTAAGGGTAAATATAAAAAAATATGCGTTACATAGATTAATAGCTCAAACATTTATACCAAATTTAGAAAATAAACCTTTTGTAAATCATATTGATGGAAATAAAAGTAATAATTCTTTTAAAAATTTAGAATGGGTTACTTGTTCTGAAAATAATTTGCATAATCATAAAATTGGTTTAACAAAAGGTCATGCACGAAAAATTATTCAATATGATTTAGAAATGAATGAGATAAAAAAATTTGATAGAATTTTAGATGCTAGTAAAGAATTAAATATTTCATTGAGTTGTATTAAGGATGTTTTAAAAGAAAAACAAAAAAGTTCAAAAGGATATATATTTAGATATATCGATTAATTTTAGCATAAAAAAATAAAATATTTATGTAAAATATAAATGGTGTATTATTCCGGATCACGCAATGCTCGTAACGCTGCATCTATTTGTAATCGTCAAAACGTATGTGGTGGAAATAAAAAGGCGGGAACCGCACCACGTGTGGGTTGGTATTTAACAAACAATGTTAATTTAGTAGGAGCTCCGCAATCAGTTCCTAGATTCTGTATTCCAAACAGAACTATCCAAACCCAAAAATACGGTTACCGTGCTACAATTGGTGGAAACATGGGTTAAACATATTTCAAGCTTATTTTATAACTATATAATAAATGGTAAATTATTATATATTTTGTCATGCTTGTTATGTTCCATTTAATAAGTCAGGATACAAGAATCCAAATGTAAATCTATGGTTTGACGCCGAATTTAACACTGAATCTTGTAGCACTGAATTACAGTTAAATTTCGACACGAATAATTATATACATAAAGAAAGTTATATGAGTCCAAAATATGACTACATTTTGTCATTTAATGACACAATATATTCCTCATCAAAAAGCATGTTAAAGATGTTTGGTCTATTTGATGAAAATGAAAATCGCGTAGAAATAAAAGATATAACAAATGGAATGTATAAAGATATTCTTTTATCAGATTTATTAAGGTTTTTACTGCATAAAAATGAAAGAGCCAATATATATTGTGCTTTTTGTAGAAACGCCTGTGAAGATTCAAATGCGCCAAGTAACGAGTATTTAGAGTTTGGTAAAAATACAGATGAAAATGATAATGAAAGTGGTATGGAAGATTTTAAGGTTGCAAGATTAGAAGAGGATGATATTAATTTTGAAAATCTTTTTGGAGGAAAACGTAAATACAGTTTAAGAAAAAAGACAAATAAAAAACGTAATAGGAAAACAGCTAAAAAACATGCTTATAGAAAGAAAACTAATAAAAAACGTTCAAGAAAATAAATATAAGAAATAATTTATTTATATTAAAATGATTTAATAACAAATTATTAAATTATTTATATGCTTATAAAAATAGATACTAGAGAGAGCGCGCTTCTGCAAATGATTTTAACACAAACGACTACTATCCCAGTATTCAAAAATATCAAGATTAAATCAGAAACGCTACCAATTGGGGATATTATCATTAATGACGATACTGAAGACAAATTAATAATTGAGAGAAAATCGATAGCGGATCTTCTATCTAGTATTAAGGACGGACGTTATGAAGAACAATCGTATCGCTTAAATGGACTTGCGCATCATAATCACAACATTATTTATTTGATTGAAGGTGATATTAATAAGCCGAATCGTTTCAAATCAGATAACGCATCTGAAAAACTTACAGCATATTCGGCCATGTTCTCTCTAAACTATTATAAGGGTTTTTCAGTTTTTAGAAGTTTTTCAATGGAAGAGACAGCAAATATAGTGTGCAATATGGCTTACAAAATCGGAAAAGATTTGACTAAGAAACCTTATTATCAAAATATTAAACCAATTGAAATGCCAATTAATGAATCGGGTGATATTGAACAAGTTACAACAACTGATGATTCTGCTGATGTTCAAATAACAGACAAAGATTATGTTGGTGTTGTTAAAAAAGTGAAGAAAGATAATATTACTCTAGATAATATTGGAGAGATAATGCTGTGTCAAATTCCAGGGATTAGTTCTGTAACAGCATTAGCTATTATGGAAAAATACAAGTCAATTCCAAATCTTATTAAAGAGTTAGAAATTAATAACGATTCAATGAAAGACTTATCATATACAAATACAAAAGGTCAAGTAAGAAAAATCAATAAGACATGTATAGCAAATATTGTAAAATTTTTATTGAAAAAATAAAAATATAATATATGAAAGAGTTTTATAATTTACTTTTATTTATCGCAATTTGTTTTGTTGTGTATTTAGTATTTAGAAGTTTTCATTATAATCCAATGTTAATTGAGGGAATGACAGATGGTTCAGGTAATTCAATTTCGATTGCTACTCCTGAGAATGGAATTGCAGGAAATGCTGCTGCTTATGCTGCTGCCTTAAAGGCTAATACAATTAAAATACAAGACACTTTTTTAATTAGCAAATATCGTGCAGATTATGAGTCAGCTATTTTGAATTTAGACGACTTGCTTAACAATTTAATGTTAAAAACTGCTTTAACTGTTAATCAATCGAATCCAGTGGAAGCCGTTGAAAAGTTGGCAAAAATGCAGCAGGCTAAAGTTGCATTAAATTCAGTTATGAAATTTGTCGATAGTCAATAAATTATTTATTATAATTATAAATATAAGCATATTTGTATTCTCTCTTTTTATAATTTGAACAACAGTATTTATTCTCCATTGGAAAAAATGCATCGTGGCAGCACGAAAAAGGAATTGGACAGTCATCATCTGTTTCACATAATATATTTGATTCATGCCATATAGGAAGTTTTAGATATTCATCGATTTTATTTATAATATTTATATTAATATGTTTTCGGTTAAAAAAATTAAATATGAATAATATTAATATATTCATAATATTTAATAATAAAATATTACTATGTAAGTTTTTATTATTTATGGAACATAAATTTGAACTTCATTTTGACTATAATATCCTTTATCAACTAAACTTTGAGTATAATCTGCTCCACCCCAGTTAGGGTCCATGGGATCAGGACTTACGGGAGCCTTTTCATAATTCATCATATCAAGAGGAGTTGTTGTGCCTACATAATATGACGTTTGGTCATATGGAGGATATGAACCCTTATTATAAGGTGGATCATTTTTTGTTGCATCAACTAACAATGTAGGATTTGGATATGCTAACGCATTTGGGTCGCCCAACGAGCTTTCCATCATAGGTGGGACTTGAGATGCAATACCTGTAGGAGCAGCAGTAGAAGGTGGAAGACCAGCCTGAGGGTCAGAAACACTTGGTCTTGCTTTAAATACTTGATTTCCTTGTGCGTCATAAGTGGCTTGTAAATAAAGCACTGGGCATCTAATGCCTTGGCTTCGTTGCCAATCTAAAAACTCAGTATAATCTTCTAAATTATCAAATTCGATTGGATTAACACCTGGAACTTGTGCTAATTTTGAGTTGTATAAATAAAATTTGGAATCTTTCTGAATAAGCAAATTAGGGCATCGTGGTTTAGCATTTGGATTAGTAAAACCTTCTGCATATTTAGGGTCAGAACATTTTGCATAAAAATACAATCCAATTAAAAATACTAATATAGCCAATAAAGTAGTAAGATTCATTATATAATATTGAAATATTATTTTCTGTATATTATATACAATGGTATTTCTAGAAATAAACAAAAAAACCGCTTCCAAATTGGTAAATGATTTAAATAAATATATAAAAAATAAAAATGCAAAAATATTCATGTTGATTTATATGGAGGGTTGTGGTCCATGCAACATGACAAGACCCGAATGGTCTAAATTAAAAAATGTTCTCTCTAAAGATATCTTAAAAAGTGATAAATATGTAGTAGTTGCGATTGATAAAGATATTATAAATAAAATAAAAAATGTAAAAGAAGCTAATAGTTTTCCAACAATTAGATATATAACAAATGGTGGAGAGAATGTTGAAAATTACGAAGATTCTGATATTTCAACAAAAGATAGAACAATAGATTCTTTTATGGAATGGATTAAATCTAAAACAGATGAAGATAAAGTAATAAATGAAGATAAAATAATAGGTGGAAAAACACGAAGAAAAAGAAGTCATCAATATATTCGTTCAACAAGAAGAAGATGGTCTATAAAATATAAACGCAGTATTAATTGTAAAAGACCCAAAGGGTTCTCTCAAAAACAATATTGTAAATATAGACATAGAAAATAAATAATTCTATAATTTTATATATTATATTTGCATCGCGTCGTCAACCATTTCAACATATGAAATATATCTCTTTCCACGAAATTCAAAATTTTTTGTATAAAAATTATATTTTGCTATATATTCAGTTTGTATATATTTATTGTTTTTTCTTAAAAGTGACCATAATTTTATAGTTTTAGGTTGATTAAAATTATCAAGATTACTATTTATATCATTATTACTTATATCTAAAGTATTGTAATGTCTAAATGAAAATGGGTTTAACAAATGTAAACAAAAAGGATAATAATAATACATTTTAATATAATAATATATTATCTTTAAATTAAAAGATTTTATTATATAAACGTACTTATATAAATATATTTTATTCAAATAATGAAATAATTGTTATTTTAATAAATAAAATATGTAATATAAAGAAAATTGATTAATTTTAAACAAAATAAACATAAAATATCAATAAAGATTAAATGGAACATATCTTCAGAGTTTTCGATTTTAACGTTTATAATGCGTATGATTCATCTAGAGATAATGATGAAGATAATACATTCAGAGATACCAATGCATTTATGATTCAGATGTTTGGTGTTGATGAGATTGGTAAAACATATTCAGTAACAGTTGAAGGATTTAAACCGTTCTTCTATGTGATGGTAAATGATAAGTGGAGTATTGAAATGAAAAATAGGTTTATTGCACATTTAAAAGAAAAAATGGGTAAATTTTATTCAACATCTATTACAGAATCAAAATTAGTTAAAAGAAGAAAATTATATGGTTTCGACAATAAAAAAGAACATAAATTTATATTTATCGAGTTCGCAAATTTAAACGCATTTAATAAAGCCAAAAACTTCTGGTATACGGATTATCAATCAGGTCATAAATTGCTAAAGAATGGTTATCAATACAATAATACAAATATAATGTTATATGAAGCCAACATTCCGCCTTTATTGCGTTTCTTTCATATTAAAGATATGAGTCCGTCTGGTTGGATTGCAATTCCTAAGAAAAAAGTTGCTGAAAGAACTAATGAATTAAAAACTGTTAATTGTGATTTTGAATTAACTACAAATATTAAAAATATTATTCCATTAAATGATAAGGAGACAAGAGTTCCGTATAAAATTATGAGTTTTGATATTGAAGCTAGTAGTAGTCACGGTGACTTTCCTGTACCAATTAAAACATACAAGAAATTAGCTACCAATATTGTAGAATATTTTGAAGAAATTGGCATCGACCAATTTAATAAAAATACAATTAGACCGGTTTTGACAAATATTATTCTTACGGCATTTGGTTTTGAAAATACTTCAGGAATTGATATAGTTTACCCCAAAAGACATCCTGGTTCTAGAGAAATAATTGTCGAGTTATGTAATAAATGGCTTGAATGTAAGGTAAGAACCTTAAAAAAATCAGTTGAATTTAACGAAGCAAATTCTTTGGAATCAATGTTTGAAAAAATGTCAAAAGAAATTGAAGCTGAGACGGAAGATGTAGATGGAGAACAAGATGTTGAATTAAATGAAACTGCTTATAAGGTTTACACTAAAAATGTCAAAGAATATGCTGACAAACAAGCTACTATCATCGACATCTTATTAGATAAAAAGTATGAGCGCGAAGGAAAGCTGACTGAATTAAATGTATCATTAGATAAATTCTTTCCAAAGCTTGAAGGTGATAAAGTTACTTTTATTGGTTCAACATTTATGAACTATGGTAACAAAGACCCTCATTTTAATCATTGTATCGCATTGAATACATGTTCAGAAATTCCGATGGAAAATTCGGTTGTTGAATCTTATGACAATGAACGCGATGTTTTGTTAGCATGGCAACAATTAGTTCAAAAAGAAAATCCTGACATCATTATTGGTTATAATATATTTGGATTTGATTATGAATTTATGTTTCGTCGTGCAGAAGAAAACAATTGTGTAGAAGATTTCTTAAAGCTTGGAAGAAATAAAGACGAAGTTTGCGGTACAAAAGATAAAGATACTGGAAAATGGAAGATTGAAGAAAGCAGTATTCAAATTGCAAGTGGTCAACATGATTTGAGATTTATTAAGATGAATGGGCGTCTTCAAGTTGATTTGTATAACTTCTATAGAAGAGGTGAAAATTTAACAAGCTATAAGCTAGATTATGTTGCTGGTTATTTTATTGGCGATATGATAAAAAAAATAGAGCATACTACATCTCGCACAATTATTCATACAGGTAATCTAACCGGTTTGTTAGTAAATAGTTTCATCCATATTGAAGAAATTGGACATTCAGTTGACTACTACGAAGATGGAGCTAAATATTTAGTTGTCAATATTGATAAAGTAAATGGAACTTTTACAATTGAAGGTATTATTAATCCTGATTTCAATAAAAAAGTTAGATGGTGTTTAGCTAAGGATGATGTCACACCAAAAGATATTTTCAGAATGACAAATGGAACTGCGGATGATCGTGCTGTAATTGCAAAATACTGTATTCAGGATTGCAACTTAGTCCATTATCTGTTTAATAAATCAGATATTCTTACTGGTTATATTGAAATGGCGAAGATTTGTAGTGTTCCTATTAATTTCCTTGTGATGCGTGGTCAAGGTATTAAACTACAAAGTTTGATTGCTTGTGAATGTCGTAAAGTAAGAACACTAATGCCTGTTATTGAAAAAGGCGATATTGATGAAGGTTATGAAGGTGCTATTGTTCTTCCTCCAAAATGTGATTTGTACCTTGATAATCCTGTTGCATGTAATGATTACGCATCATTATATCCAAGTTCGATGATTAGTGAAAATTTATCACATGATACTAAAGTTTGGACACGAGAATATGATTTAGCTGGAAACTTAATAGAAGAATGGGGGGATAAGGATGAAAACGGCAATTATTTGTATGATAATTTACCAGGTTTTGAATATGTAAGTATTGAATATGACACATATCGATATTTTAGAAAGCATCCAAAAGCAGCTGCTGAAAAAATTAAATATGGTTATAAAATTTGTAGATTTGTTCAATTTGCAGATGGTGAAACAGGTATTATTCCAACTGTTTTGAAAAAATTATTGAAGGCAAGAAAGGATAATAGAGCATTGCAAAAAAAATTAGATAAAGATGATTTTATGTGGCAAGTCTTAGAACAAAGGCAACTTGGTTGTAAAGTATCTGCTAATTCTATTTATGGTGGAACTGGAGCTAAGACAAGTTCGTTTTATGAAAAAGATATTGCAGCATGTACGACAGCAATGGGTCGCAAGTTCTTAACATATGGCAAACGTATTATTGAAGAGTGTTATGGTAACAGAATTTGCGACACTAAAAATTATGGTCAAGTTAGAACCAAAGCAGAATATATTTATGGTGATACGGATTCGGTATTTTATACATTCAATCTTGAAGACCTAAATGGTAATCCAATTAGAGGAAAACTTGCATTAGAAATTACAATTGAACTGGCTCAACAAGCAGGCGAAATAGCTGCTAGTTTCTTAAAGGCTCCGCACGATTTCGAGTATGAAAAAACATTTATGCCATTTTGTTTATTATCAAAGAAAAGATATGTAGGCATGCTTTATGAAACAGACCCTAATAAATGTAAGCGTAAGGAAATGGGTATTGTATTAAAACGTAGAGATAATGCACCAATTGTTAAAGATGTATATGGTGGTATTATTGATATCTTGATGAAAAAACAAAGCATCCCTGATGCGGTTGCATTTTTGAAAAATTGTTTACAAAATATCGTCGATGAGAAATTTCCAATTGATAAATTAATCATCACAAAATCTTTGCGTTCAGGTTATAAAAATCCGAAGTCAATTGCTCATAAAGTATTAGCAGATAGAATAACAGCAAGAGATCCTGGAAATAAACCTGGCCCTGGTGATAGAATTCCATTTGCTTATATTGTTGTTCCTGGTAAAAAAGTTTTACAAGGTGATAAAATAGAAACTCCTTCGTTCATATCAGAAAATAACTTAAAACTTGATTATTCGTTTTATATTACAAATCAAATTATGAAACCGGTTCAACAGTTATTCGCACTTGTTATCGAACAAATTTGGATATTGCAAAACAAGAGACCAAAATTATTAAAGTATAAAAAAGATGTACAAGCACTCAAAGAAAAGTATCTGAATGATGAAGACAAATTTGAAGAAAAATTAGAAGATTTCAGATGCAAAGAAATTAAAGCATTATTATTTGATGAATATTTACGCGAAACTAATAATGAAAAAGCTGGCAATCAAAGCGTAACAAAATTCTTTGTTAAAGTGTAAGTATTCTAATTATCAACTAAATAAAAAATTGTAAATTTAATAATTTTTTATTTTTATTTTTATTTATTTTAAAAATCAATAGAAGACAATATTTTGTTACTCATTAGCTGCTTTAGCATGTCTCTAATTTCAGAAATATTCTCTTCAAGACCATATACGCGTTCTGATAGATTTGCAATCTCATCATCCTCGTCATCTTCATCATCTTCTTCAGCATTATCAACATAGTCTTCATCAGTGTCATCATCAACCGATACATTGTCATTATCTAAAAATAGATCGTCTACATTTTGAGATTGCATTGGTGCATTTAAACTATGATAATTACTATATAATACATTATAGTCAGCAAACCCTTCTTGGTCTAGCTTAAACATAATAGCATTGGGTGTTCTTTGATGCTTACTTGCAATCTCATTAACATCCCATCCTAATAGCTCAAATTCTCTTTGAAGAGAAAGAATCTCGTTAACAGTCCACTTAAATCCAGTTCTACTCATTGTATCAATACTATAATACATATATTATCTTTAAATCATTTATAAAAATAATATTATGTTTTGTTATGTTGTTCAGTACCAATAATCCATATCATAGAATAAATCCAAGCACCAATAAGTATCCACATGTGATTAATAATATTGGCCGCATTATATACAATCCATCTTAGACCTTGACAATGTGGAGTCATTATCATAAATGGCGACATTATAAATCCAATAACAGAATCTGGAACACAAAATTTAATATATAAGTGTGCAGAAAAATAATGCAGTGAAATCCATAATAAATAAATTCCGGAAACTTTAAATATAAATATTGTTGATCGTAAAATAAATGAAATAACTATATTAAAATAATCATAAAAAATATCAATTGTTTTTGATTTGGATATTCTCTCTAATTCAATATCATTTAACTCATTTATTTCTTCTTGAGTTAGATGTTCATCAGATTTATCTTCTTTTTTAATGCCAATTCGTAATCTTCTCATAAATAATTTTATATAAATAAAATCTTTATATCGTATTTATATAACTTATCTCATACATTTAATCATTACATAATATCATTAATCATTACATAATATCATTAATCATTACATAATATCATTAATCAATTTATATGTCTTAGTAATATATTCTATATCTAACTCATCATCAAATGTTTTATGTCTATACAATACACTATTTGTATTATATGATTTATTTTCATTACTAATAACTGTTTTTATTGGCATATTTGTATAGGTTAAATAAGCAGATGGTAAATATGTTTTAATAAATAATCCAATAGCAACATCATCTATAATTTCATATATTAATTTATTTGAATATTTCAATAAAAATGATGCTACATCATTAGATAATATAATACAAGTTCCTTGAAAATATGATAGTTTATGTAAATTATATTTTTGAGTAGTTTCTTCTGTAATATTAAATGGTTTATCAATCCAATCTAATATAAAATACACACCGCCAATATATATATTTGTTTTTGGAAGTATATTTATATATTGATGTAATAGTGTATAGTTAAACACACTAGATATATTAGTTCGTATAATATAATCATAATGTTTACAATGAATATTTATAAAATAATGTAATGCTTTTATAGTTTTATCTAATATATTCATATATCCTTCAAAGCCTTTGATATATAATATATTATCTATTAATTTATAATCGTCTGATATTGTTTCATCAAATGTAATAAAATAATAATCTATATTATATTTTTTCATAATATTATAATTATTTTGCTCTCTGTGTATTTGAAGTAATTGATCATTTCTAGGTGTTTTGTTAAATATACTTAATATTAATATTGACATAATATTATATAATTATATAGTAGTATATTTATATCTTTTTTACATATTTAATAAATTGAATGACCAATAATATTATGATAAAATAGAAGCCTATATCTATATATTTTTAAACAACCTAAACTATAACCTATTGCGATTATTATTTTCAGAATCATTATTACGCGTATTATAATTTCCTTGATCACCTCGATTTTGTTCAGCGATACCACTTAATCTTTCCATTAATCTAGTTATATTAAATAAATTCTCGAGAGAATCTGCTGATATTCCATTTCCTATTCCAGGTCCGAATGTATGATTTAAAAGTATAGTTTCAGTATTATTTCTCTCGAGATTATTATTTGAAGAATCTTGGGAAGTATTAAAAAATTGATTGGATACATTAAAGTTGTAATCTCTTATATCATATCTGCAAACTGGACAACGACAATTTGTTCTAAACCAGTTAAGCAAATAATCTGTATGAAATATATGTCCACAATGTCTAATAACAGTCACCATATTATTATCCTCAAAATCTTCCATAGAAATAGGACATGATGTATTAATTGGCCTTGAAATATCACAATATCTTACTCTTCTAGTAGCTGTTTCTATTTGAGATTGTGTTGGATAAATTTCAACTGGTTGCATAAAATTATTTAAAAGCTGAGTGAACATTTCTTCAGAGTTATTATTTCTTCTATTTCTTGGTATAGTATATTCATTTATTGAGTCTACAACGTAAGGTCTATTATTAATCATAATTCGTCCAAATGTGCTTGCAGTATTTTCCCATCTCCTATTTCTATTATTTTGTCTTGTATTGTTATATGTATTTTGATTTAAATTTAATAACTGAGATAATGAATTTCTTATTTGATTATTGCTATCAACTAAACTGTTTAAGGTTTCAGTAATTGAATTAATATGTCTAAGATTGTCATTATACATAGTGTTTAAAATATTTACAAGCAAAAGCTGTTCATTGCTTAATCTAAAAGTATTTGAATTGTTATAACTCATAATAAATATATTATGAAATCTGTTTAAATATATTATGCTAATTAATATATTGTTGATGGATATAACTAAATATAAAAATAAAGGATTAAGTGGTTTAGCTAATTTGGGTAACACATGTTTTATTAATTCATGCATTCAAATATTATCACATACTTACGAGCTAAATAACTTTTTAGATAATGAGTCTTATAAGAAGAAATTAAAAAATAAATATGATTCTGCTCTACTTATTGAGTGGGACAATTTAAGGAAAATTTTGTGGAATGAAAATTGTATTGTCTCTCCAGGTAAATTTGTAAAGACTATTCAAAAAGTAGCACAACTTAAAAAAATGGATATATTCACTGGTTATTCACAAAATGACGTATCTGAATTTTTATTATTTATTATTGACTGTTTTCATAACTCGCTTTCGAGAGAAATTAAAATGACTATTTCCGGAACGCCAGAAGATGAGACTGATAATCTAGCTATAAAATGTTTTAAAATGATTCAGACAACGTATGCGAAGGATTATTCTGAAATATGGAATTTATTTTATGGTGTTAATGTCTCAGAAATAACAAGAGTGGATAATAATAAAATTTTAAGTCAAAATCCAGAGCCATTTTTTATGGTTGATTTACCAATTCCACCAGATAATAAATCTCCATCGCTTATTGATTGTTTTAATCATTATGTAGAAGGAGAAATAATTGAAAATTATTTGGATGAAGAAAGTAAAGAAAAAGTTGACATAAAAAAGAAAATTCTATTTTGGTCTTTTCCAAATATTTTGGCAATTGATTTAAAACGTTTTAACAACAGATTTCAGAAAAATCAAATATACGTCTCGTTTCCAATAGATAATTTAGATTTATCTCCTTATGTAATTGGATATAAGAAAGATAATTACAAATATGATTTATTTGGTGTATGCAATCATAGTGGAGGCGTAATGGGTGGACATTATACAGCATACGTTAAAAATGCAAATGGTAAATGGTATCATTTTAACGATACATCTGTTTCTGAAGTGGGAATAAATGAATCTATTGTCACGCCAAAAGCATATGTTTTGTTTTATCGCAAATCTAATGTTTAATTAAATAATTTAAAACTATATAAGGATTCATAATATTTACAGGTTCACTTGAACCTGTTGAGTTGGTCGTAAAAGAATGCGTATGACTCGTGCTATTATTAATATTTAAAGTGTGTGAATGTGAGCCATTATTATTAATTGTTATTCCAGTTGTGCTAGAACTAATGTTTGACCATGTTATACTTCCAGCACTATCTGCCGCAAAACTTGGTCCAGCGCCACCACTATTATTAAAATCATCATTTACAGTTGTTTGAGTATGTGTATGTCCTGGATCAGTAATACTATGATTATGTAATCCATCTGTTGTAGTTGTTCCTGTATGACTATGAATACCATCGCTATTAGTTGTGCCTGTATGAATATGGGTTGGCATTTGATTAGTTGTTAATGTAACTAAACTATTTCCACTAGAATCTCCTAAATTATTACTATTAGATTTACCTAAGGGAAATTTTTGAGTCAAATTAGGTAATTTAAATTTTGTAACATCACTTGAAGTCCCATATAAATTTCCTAATGTTTCATAAAGCTGTAAATATGCTGTTTTTGATACTTCTCTACCATCACATAATAACCACCCGGTAGGTATAACTGAACCCGCAAAACATACAACAGTTCCAACTGGTGAAATTGTTTTATTATTAATGACTAGATTATCACTTTTATTTTTAAAAGTAATATAATTCATTTTATAATATTTCAACATTTTATTTTTTTAACTATTTATATATTATATGGAAGTAGTAAATACAACATCAACAACCGACCCAGTTAATATGTATAATTATTTAAACAGTTATATTATGAACCCAATGATATTGGTTATAATAGTATTAATTGTTGTAGCATATTATGCTTTTTCATCATCTTTAGGACCAGGCATTTTAGGAACAAGTGGAGATTCAAACGGTGGTAGTAATTTTTTTGGGATTATTATCATTGTAATTTTAGTAATTTTAATTTTAGTAAATGCGTTCCAATACTTTTTCAGTATTAATGTAACAGCATACATTCAAGGATTATTTACTCCAAAAACTACCGTAGATATTGTAGTAGACCAAAGTACGTATCAACCAACACCCGTGCCAGAGATTAAATTCAAAAAGCAAGTATTTAATATTCCAGGAAATTATTACACATATAATGATGCGAAGGCTTTGTGTAAAGCATATGGTGCTGAATTGGCAGGATATGATGAAATTGAAAAAGCTTACAATAATGGAGCTGAATGGTGCAACTATGGTTGGTCAGCAAATCAGCTAGCATTATTTCCAACCCAAAAGAAAACCTACGATAATCTTCAAAGCATTCCTGGTCACGAAAACGATTGTGGTAGACCAGGAGTTAATGGCGGTTATATTGCAAACCCTAATGTTAAATTTGGAGTAAATTGTTATGGATATAAACCAAAAATCACCAGTGATGAAGAAGAGTTGATGAAAAAAACCTCACCATATCCTGAAACAGCAGAGGACATAGCATTTCAAAAGAAAGTTGACGTAATGAAAAATAATTTAGACCAAATATTAGTGTCACCATTTAACTATGAAACGTGGGGGTCTCTTTAATTTATTCATTAGTTATTTCATTAATATATTGATATGTTGTAATTGGCATTGTTGCGTATGTGTAATCAGTATATGGTCTATTAGGTTGATATCTTATTTTAATAACCATAAAATAAAAATAAACTAATGTATACACAAATAAAATAACTGATAAACCTCTTATGAATTGCGATGACATTTTTTTTGTGTAAGCATACAGGTATATTGCCAATGGAATATAATTATGAATAACAATTGTTGCATTATTATTTTCAATTACTTTTATACGGCAGATTGGACACGTTTTATTACTGTCAAACCATTTTTTTAAACAATGATTGTGAACAGGTCCTTTGCATGAACAATTATTCAAATATAAACGTTGAATTTGTAAATTAATTGGATTCATACCAGTTGCAGTTTTGTATTCAAAACATATAAAACATTCATTATCATAATCTCGTTGACATAAATTATCGTCATAATGTTCAAAAACCCTGAAAAGCATTCTACTTATATTACAGTAATACTTTAATATAAATAATTAAATTTTATTTTTTTCTTCTGGTGCCTCCTTTCTTGGTAAGAGTTTTTTTCATTCTTCTTGTCATTTTCTTTTTCGGTTGTTTTACCATAGCATTATGCTCTTTAACAAGCTCAAGTAATTTTTCATGCAAGTCGTCATGTATTACTTCATCGTCGCTCTCAGAATCATCATGTTCAACTTCATTATACTTACCACCAACAATGCGATTATTATATGACAATGCCCAATTTGGGACTACTAAATCATTAAATAAATCAGAAACTTTATTGCTACCACCAATCATTGAATCTGGTGCATTTAATGTCATAATAGGTGACATATTAGATTTCATCATTATTGACTTAACACTAAAACCGCCAGAATGTATTCCTTTATCAATATCATTATTAAAAACTAATTCATTCGCTCCAATATAATCTAATTCACTCATATAAATTATCTATATATAAATTAATTAGGAGAAAACCGCTTTATTTCTGGAACAATTTTTACTGCTCTTTTTTGTTTAATATGCTCCATAATAAGCTGAACTTGTGTTTCATTTTTAATAATCCCTCCAAGTGTTTTTTCTAAATATTTAAACGTTAATGGTTCGGGAACTTTTGTTTCAACAAATTTGAGTTTATCATTATTAACTTGGACTGTTGTCTGAGCCATATTATTTGTTTTTGCATAAGTTGTTAAATTAGTTTCGAGAGAATTTCTTTGTTCTCTTAATTGTCTTACTTGTTCATTAAGTTTTTTAAGTTGATTATCGAGATGAACCCATTGTTGAATTTTATTGTCAAAACTCATAATATTAATATACTGAATTATATTTAAATAATTTAAATATAAAAATAAATTAGTTTAATGTTTACGATGTCTACGAGTGCGTCTTCCGCCACGTCTTTTACGTCTGTAAGTTTGTTGCATACCAAGAACAGCAAATGGAACTACAGCTTGATTAACAACCTCGCCTAAAAAACCACCACGTCTGCGTCTGCGCCCTCCTGCCATTGGAGTTTGTGCTAAGTTTAATTGTGTTTGAGTAGGTATTCTATCCATGGGAGTAACATTTTGACCTTGAGCGCCAATAATTACGTTTCCTTGGATTTGTCCATATGGACCGGATTGATCCATTGTTCTTGCCCATTGACTACTACCTGAACCGCTAACATGCTCTCCATAAGTTGTTGCAGAACTATAACCACCTCGCATTCTGTGACTTCTATTTTTTCTATGTCTACGACTGTGTCTTGCCATTATATAGACTAATGAGAATAAAAAATAAGTATTCGCCTAAAATTCTTCCGCAAATAATTAAAATAATTTATTCACAAGTTGTTTATTTCTTATAATTAAAATTAACATAATTAGAATCGCTAATATCATTATAAAAATTAAAAATACAAGCGACATTATGATATAAATATATGGATTTATCTCATATAATATAAAATCGATAACTGTTTTTAACAACATTTTAAATTCATTTTTAATATCCTCTCGCTTTAAAATATCTAAACATTGTTGCACAATTGAATCTTTCATATAACAAAAATTATAAAATAATTTTGCGTGTTAAAAATAATAAATTTTTCTATATTTTCAGTAATATGGATAACATAATTGAACCAAATGATTCTTTTGATTTTTCTAAGATTTCTTTAGCACATCCTGTCGGCATACAAGGTGGCGCTTATTTTACAAAAATTGAACATAACAATAAACCATTATATATACAAACTTCAAAAAGTTTAACCAGACAGGGTTTTGTTAAAACTGGCAAAAAATATTATTGTGATTTAATGTTTGATAAAAACTCTGAATCTCTTATTCACTGGTTTGAAAATTTAGAAGAAAAATGTCATAAACTTATTTATGAAAAAAAAGAAGCATGGTTTCAAGGAAACTTAGAAGAATCTGACATTGAAACTGCTTTTAATCCATTAATTCGTGTATATAAATCCGGTAAGTACTACTTATTAAGAACTAACATTAAAAATACTAAAGACGATATTCCAGCTGTAAAAATATACAATGAAAAAGAAATTTCTTTAAATATAAGTGATATAACTTCAGAAACTGAAATCATATGTATTTTAGACATACAAGGTATTAAATTTACATCAAGAAATTTTCAGATTGAAATTGATATGAAACAAGTAATGGTTCTCGATAATGAACCTATATTTGAAAGCTGTCTAATAAAAACTAAAAAGAGTACCACAAAACCTTTAGAGTATAATAATCCAGATGAAGAGATTATTCCAAATAAAAATAAAATTTTAATTGAACAGCCTCAATTAACACTCGAGAGTTTAGATGAAGAATTAAAAATTGAAAAACCTGTAAATGAAGAAATAGTTATGCAAGAGCCAACAATTGTAGAACCAAAAAATACAGATGTTCTAGAAGAAATTGAACCACTTGACTTATTAGAACCAGAGGAACCCAAATCAGAAGAAAATATATCTTTAGACATTGATTTTGAAGACCTTGCGCAAGATATTGAGGAAAATAATGACATTTTAAAAGAAATTAGCAATGATGATTTGAATTTACACACAGATGATTTAACAATGACATTAAAAAAACCAAATCAAGTTTATTTTGAATTATATAAGGAAGCAAGAAATAAGGCAAAACAGGCGAAGAAAAATGCTATTTTAGCTTATTTAGAAGCAAAGAATATTAAGAAAACTTATATGATTGAAAATATGAATGATAGTGATAGTGATTTTGATGCAGAAATTGACGATGTTTCAGAAAGTGAATTAGAAGGTCTTTAAGAAAGTTTTAGGATAATTTGAAAAAAATTATTTTATTAGCATTTTTATATAATGAGTGTCTCTTTAAAGAAACTATGGAATGACTACGGAATCGGAGCTATTATTGTTTTATTAATTGTAGCCTATGGTGTTTATATGTTCGCCAGTTATTTAGGAGCAAAAGGTATGCCTGGACCTGAATCCAATGCTCAAATGCAACAACAATACAAAAATAATATGGCCTCTTCTGCCGCTGTTCGTCCTTCTGACCCTAATGGTAATGAAGTATTCGCATCTGCTAACGGAGTTCAAACCTCTATGCCTGGCGTTCCTTCTTCTTGTTCTAAGCCTAATATTCAAAATCCTGCTGAACTTTTGCCTAAGGATACCAACTCTCAATGGGCTCAACTAAACCCTTCAGGTAAAGGCGAACTTGCTAATATTAACTTGTTGAAGGCTGGCTACCATATCGGCATCGATACCGTCGGACAAACTTTGAGAAATGCTAACCTTCAAATTCGTTCTGAACCTCCTAATCCTCAATTGAACGTAGGACCCTGGAATACCAGCACTATACAGCCTGATTTTATGAGACCACCTCTCGAGATAGGTTCTGGTGCTCAGTAAATTATTTTGTGATGATACTTTTTAAATATTCAAAATCTTTATATTCATTATTTTTACACATATAAATATTTTGAACTCTATTTTCGTTTGTAATTTTTTCAATATTTTCACATAACTCTTTCAACCAGTCATATTTATCTTTAAATACATCTTCTTGTAATATTCTTATAACTGAAAAACCATTTTCATTAGCACATTTTATTTTATATAAATCTCTCTTTCTATTATGCTCTGGTGTTTTCCATTTAGCAACTTGTTTCCAATGTTGTTCTCCATCTTGCTCCACGATTATCTTTCTCTCTTCAATTACAAAATCAAAAGGTAAATGTTTTTTATCTTTACACCAATCAACCTTATATTGTGTTTTTAACGAAGGGTATTTCTCACTTAATATTTTATTTAATTTATCTTCTGTTTTATATCTACAATTAGGACACCAAGAACCATCTGTAATATGACATAATTTACTTTCAAATTCATTATTACATTTATCACAATCAAATATAAATTTTTCAGCAGTACTTTTAAACACCTCAATCGGTTTCTTTTTATTTTTACATGACCAATTTTTACTTCTCTCTATTGAAGCAAATGATTTGCTAATACAAATAAGACAATTTTTATTTTCACTACACATTAATACATTATGACAATAACTACAATAATTGCCTCTTGTTATGTGTGATAATTTTTGTTTAAACACGTGTTTACATATTGGACAGTCAAAGAAATATTCTTTGTGTGAATTTTTAAAAAGTTCAAATGGTTCTTCGTCATTTAATTCTGACCAATTTTTAGAATATTCTACAGAAGCAAATGATTTATCAAAACAAACTTCGCAATCACATATTTTTTTATTAACACAATAAGAACACCATTGTCCTCGAATTATATTGCCTAATGATATTTCAAACTCGTGTCCGCATTCACAATCAAACCAAAACTTTTTATGAGAATTTAATTTAACTTCATTCGGCTTTAAAGTATTTTTAGATGACCAAAATTTAGACTTAGGATGACTATCAAATGTTGTCATTTATTATTGAATTAAAACAAAATATAATTTTAATTCAATTTTAATTATTCAAATAATGCATATTTGGAAATAATATTATAAAGCATTTTTGTTATTTTGCTGATGTTCAAACACTCTAAACTGAGCATGATTAGTCATGTAAATATTTGGAAACAGACCTAAAACAGGAAGTCGCCAACCATAGTATTTAAAATATAACTCATCGCCTTCTTTTATATTACTCCAATCTTCAACTGAATCCCATTTCCAATACCAAAAACTATTATTGACGTTATAATGTTTTCCTTGATCATCAATAACCATAAATTCTGTAAATCCATTTCGCACCATTTTATATTTTTTATAATTTTAGACTTTTCCGTTTTTGCTGTTCCTAATGTATATATCCCATGAGTAAAAGCACCTATTGTAAAAAGTGAAGCAGATATTTTAATGTTTATTTCATTATTACTTTGATATCTAGTATCATTTAATAATATATTTTTAGTCCAAGTTAAGAATAATCTAGTAAAACTTTTTGACATTACAATAATTATAAAATATTATTTAAGTTTTTCAATAATGATTTAAAAATATATCAATATAACATATAATGGAATATTATGGTTCTTTGTTCCTATTTTTGTCTTTTGTTGTATACATATTTGGAGATAATATGTTTTTAGATAAAGCTGCTGCTCCAACAGATATGAAAGATTTACTTAATTTAACAACAGGTGGACCATATACTTATTCTCAATCCAAACATCACTTTTACGGAACTGCTTACGATGGAACATATATTGATACAACCGGTTGTTGCTCAGGTCAATCAGGATCTTGTCGCAATAATCCATCATGTCAATGTCAAGTTGGCGTTGGACCATTACCACAAGGAACATATACTTTAGGAAATATGATGACCTTTAAAGGTATGCCATATTGTTATGAGTTATATCCATCATCATCTAATAATATGTGTGGTAGAAGTGGGTTTTTAATTCATGGAGGAGGATGTTCAGGAAATCCATCTGAGGGTTGTATTGTTATTGAAGACCAAAATATAAGATACAAGATTAAGAGTGGTGCTAGTTTAAAGGTTGTCTCATAGATTATGTCATAAATTTTATATATTATTAATATATGGAAAAACACAGCACATTTTTCTATATATTTTTAGGTTTCGTGTTATTTTTATGTTTAGTCATTTATTATCAATCAGACGCATATGATTTAAAATGTATTATTGCTTCTAGTGATGGGAATCGTTATTGTGTTAGAGAACGAGTAAAAATGGAATTAGCAGCAAATTTGCTAGCAGAAGTTACACAAAAAATGAAGGATATGGTGTCTTATTTAAAAGAAAAACATCCAGAAGATGAACGCACCAAATTATTAGTGGAAAATTTTAATCCAAAAAAAATAAGTGAAACTTTGCCAACAAGTGAATTAACTGCTTACAGTGAAAATAAAGGAGAGAAAATAGCATTCTGTCTAAATAAATCGAAAAATGGTTCTAAATTAATAGATGTAAATACATTAACGTTTGTAGCATTACATGAATTAACACATGTAGGAACTAAATCGGTTGGTCATGGACAAGAATTTTGGCAAAATTTTAAATGGATATTAGAAAACGCAAAGCAGGCAGGAATTTATTCACCAATTGACTATAAAAAATATCCAGAAGAATATTGTGGAATGACAATTAATGATAATCCATATTATGATTTAGTTTAAATTTATTTTCTCTTTATAATTTATAATGGAAAGTCCTTTAACCCACGTTTTCCATGCGTTTATTATAACATTGGTGCTTTATGTATTAATGAAATTTACTTTAAAGCAATCACAAACAATGGCTTTAAATAGAAGTATTTTAATAGGATCATTCGCTCTTGCTTATATGATTTTATTCGGACATGGTTTACCAACTAAAATTAATAAAATTTAAAATATTTTTAATTTAATTGAATAACTGAATTAAAAATAATAATTTATTTATATATATGTCTAAATCAATATCCTCAATAAAATCAATAGATGAACCTTTAGATAATATTATTTATAAGGTAAAAAAATTAAAAAACGATAAAGTTGATACTATTTATGTATTTTATGGACGAAAGGATAAACAAATTTCAGAAGAACAACTCATAAAAAAAGTTTTTTCTGAGAAAGAATATGATGATATCAAAGAATATAATACAAAAGTAGTTTTCAGTGAGCAAAGAATTCATCCAGACGATTCAATCGCAACAATTAAAATTAAAATACTTAATGAATTGACCAGAATGGAAGTAGCACTTGAGGAAATTTATTTGTTTTGCAAAAAGGTTGAAAAATTGAATTCCATTGCGGTTTACCAATCATTGACACAAAATAAAAAAATTGCTTTGACCAAAATACGTCTTGATCAATTTATTCAAAATATTAATTCTGATATTGACGGAAAATCATTACCAAAACCTGAAGATAAAGAAGTTTATACATATGATGATATTTTTGAAATGAAACTTGATAACAAAAAATATATTATCAATAAAGTTTTAGGTGAAAAATTCTTTATTATTGAAAAAGAATACCCATTTGTTTGCAATCCATTTGACGTAACTGGTTATGATAAATTTTTTGAACAAAACTCACGTAAATCTCTCTCTACACTTAATAATCATTTATTATTGAATTCTGGAAATATACTTGATAATAGTATTTATTTATGTTTGGCTGAAGATGTATTGTCATATGTTGAAAGTAAAGATATATCAGAACAAACTACAATAAAGGTTTACTATCCATTTCTCTATAATAAAAACATTAATTCTATTGAAGACCTAGAGAGAAATAGAAATAAATTAATTGAAGGAAATAAAAAAATTGACAATGAAAAGACAATTAATTCATTTAACACTATTAACATGTTTTATGATGTTTACGATTTGAAGAAATCTGAACTTAACTATGTTAAAAAAGGAATTAAATATGTAAAAGCTGTTATGAAACCAGAATTTGACGTTAAAATTCCCTTGGAAATAATTTTTAAGATTATTCATGCAACCGAAACAAATCCATTAATTAAATATAATCCATCAACTAGACAAGAAAATATTTATAGATTGTATGCTGACAAAATTTCAACAGATGGACGTAAAATTCCTTATCTTAAAAAGGCTGTTATTTTTAAACTTATGAAAGCAATTGGTCGTACAAAATCCGTTTCTATTTACATTGAAACAAACAATGAGCAAATATTAAACTGCGAATTTGATGAAGAAGGATATATCACTATGTCAGCAGAATTTAATAATTTAGTTGATGTGTCGCAGATAGACGAAATTTTCAAAAATTTAATTAATCCTATTATTCAAGAAATCAAATCTGTTTTAGAGCAAAGTGGATATAAATTAAATTTATTTAACAGCTTGGCAGATGAAAATGTTGAAATTAAACAAATGACATATGAAACTCAAGTAATTATAACAAAACCATTTGATATTGAAGTATATAAGGGTTGCATTTATAGTATTTTCATTAATGAAACTAACAGATTAAAAGGTGATAAAATTAATTTACGTTTCAAACGTGTTTCAAACTACAGTAAATTTACCAGCCAAGAAGCTTTTATTCTTGAAAAGGCTGAACAAGGTTTAAGAGGAAATGAAATTATACAAGCTTTACTTGAAAATTTTGCAGACGATTTGAATGAACAACAAGCTAGAGAACTTGTGGCAAAAGTTGCTAATGAATTAGAAGTTGAAAGAGGTGTCAAGAAAACTGATATCAAAATTAAAGAAAATCCTGGATTTAAAACTGAAATTACATTAGACCTCGAAACCGCAACATTAAAAATTGTAACTGAAAATATTAACAATCTTAACTATTTATATACATTACCAATATATTTAGACACGATTGTTCGTTTAACTCAAGATAAGGCTTCAACAAATTATCCTGTTGCAGAAATTAATAGATTATGTGGTGCCGAAGAACCTATTGATATATCATTTCCCGATATTACATCATCAACTGAATTATCTGCTAAAGAAGGTGAAGAAGGTGAAATTGAAGGTGATGAAAGTATCCAATATGTTAAATATGAAGACCTTGAAAAGGATAAACCAAAGGGAGCATTTAATATATTTTTTGATGAAGATGAATCTGAAGAAAGTTATGAATCAGAAGGAGGAGACAGGAAAGGATTTTTTGAAGGTGGACAGCCTTCCTCTGAAGAATCTGTTACATCTGAATCTGATGAAAAACCCAAAAAGAAATTAACATATGCAGGTGTAACAGTTCCTTCTGGTATATCATCATCTGAAGAATCAGTATCGTCTGAAAATGATTCGTCTCCACTCGAAATTACTGCACCAGTTGTTAAAGCAGAAAAATCCTCATCATCTGAATCTGCATTAAGTTCATTAGCAAAAGAAAGTTCAGAATCTGAAGAATCGGTACAATCACTCGGTTCACTACCTGAAATTAGTAGCCCACAAGATAAGCCTAGTAGTTCTGAAGAATCTGTTACTTCAGAGAAGGAGTCAAAGGTTATTGAAAGTCCTGAAGAATCTGTTACATCAGAGAAGGTATCCAAAGTTATCGAAAGTCCCGAAGAATCTGTTACATCAGAGAAGGAGTCAAAAGTTATCGAAAGTCCTGAAGAATCTGTTACTTCAGAGAAGGAGTCAAATATTATTGAAAGTCCTGAAGAATCTGTTACATCAGAGAAGGTATCCAAAGTTATCGAAAGTCCCGAAGAATCTGTTACATCAGAGAAGGAGTCAAAAGTTATCGAAAGTCCTGAAGAATCTGTTACTTCAGAGAAGGAGTCAAAGATTATTGAAAGTCCTGAAGAATCTGTTACTTCAGAGAAGGAGTCAAAGATTATTGAAAGTCCTGAAGAATCTGTTACTTCAGAAAAAATGCCAACATTATTAGATGAAGAATCTGTTTCAAAATCAGAAGAATCAATTAAACCACTTGAATCAATACCAGAAATAGTAAGTTCTAAAAAAGAATCAATATCTGAAAAACTACCTGTTTTGACTCCTGAAAAACCTATTAAAAAAGAAATAAAATCAAATTTTGTACTTGAAAGTAGTTCTGAAAAAGAATCAACTCCAGAAGAATCAGATAAGGTAGAAGAAGATGAGATAGAAGAAGAAGATGAGGTAACAGAAGAAGATGAGGTAACAGAAGAAGATGAGATAGAAGAAGATGAAGAGGAAATTAGAAATATTGATAATATCAAATTAAATAAACCATATTACTTTCAAACTCAAATCGAAAAGAGAGACCCAATATTGATATTAAAAGAAGATACAAAAGAATATAATGCATATTCTAGAACTTGTTTATCAGATAAAAGAAGACAACCTGTTATATTAACTGATGCTCAATTAGAAAAAATAAATAAAGAACATCCTGGATTTTTGAGAGAACAAGATGTAATAAAATACGGTTCAGATGAAAAACATCAATTTAATTATATTTGTCCTCGTTATTGGTGTTTAAAAAGTAATACATTTATAGATCCAAATGATATTAAAATGGTTAAGGGTGAACTAGTGCATCAACCAAAGAAAGGACCATCATGTGGTAAGGTTTTGCCAAAGAAAGAGAAAAAAGTAAAACCAGGATATTATATTTATGAATTTAATGAACAAGCTTATCCAGGATTAATTCCTGATAAACATCCAAAAGGTTTATGTTTACCATGTTGTTTCAAAAATTATAACACGGAAGGTAGAATAAAAGCTAAGCAAAGTTGTCTACAAAAAAGTAAAAAACCAGAGGAGAAAAAAGAGGAGAAAAAACAAGAACACGGTAAAGAAGATGAATATATTCTAGGACCAGATAAATTTCCTTTGGATTCTGGTCGTTGGGGTTATCTACCTGGAGAAATTCAAACAGTTTTACATGAAGTAAATGCAGATTGTCAAATTAGTAAAACAAATACAAATGTTAAAGATAATCATCCTTGTTTATTGCGCCATGGTGTAGAAGTAAATAAAAAACAATCATTTATTGCAGCCATTTCAGATGAAATATTTTTCGGAAAAAGAATTGTTGACGAAGAAAATCGTTTGACAACAAAAATAGCAAAGGTTTTGAGCATAAAAGACATGAGAGAAAGAATAGTTAAATCGATTAATATTGATTCATTTATAAAGTATCAAAATGGAAATTTAGTTTCTGACTTTCATGACCCAGAGAGAAAAGTTGAACCAGAAAAATATAAAAACTCAAAACTTTATAAGAAAATTAATTTTGATATTCCAGAAGAAAAAGCTTACTTTATAAAAGTAATTTCAGCATTTGAAAATTTTGTCTCTTTTTTAAGAGATGACGATGCTATTATTGATCACACGTATTTATGGGATATTATCAGTATGCCAAACAAATATTTATTTCCAGACGGAGTAAATCTTATTATTTTTCAATTACCACACGACGATATTACAAATAATATTCAGTTAATCTGTCCAACAAATCATTATTCATCCGAATTTTATCAAGCAAGAAAACCATCTATAATATTAATTAAAGAAGACGGATATTATGAACCTATTTATTCTTATTTTACAGACGGTAAAAAACTTACAGTGACAAAAGAATTTAAAGAACGCGACCCACAATTATCTAAAACCATGCGTGCTGTATTTAAAGAGTTAATCAAACCATTCTTTGAATTAATTTGTAGACCATTAGACAGTATGCCAAATATATATAAAGCTAAAAGACCATTACTTTTATATAATCTTGTACAAAAATTAGACGAATATGAATATAAAATTTTAAAACTTGTAATGAATTTTAATAATAAAATAATTGGGGTTATTGCTGAAGAGCCTGGCGGTTCTGAGAGAACTGGTTTTGTTCCATGTTATCCGTCAGCATTAGATGAAAATCTCAAAAAAGACTTGGACTATGTTTTTATGAATGATGAATCAATATGGAATACTTACAGTAATACAGTGCAATTTTTAAATAAACTTGATAAAAGAAGTAAGAAAAGAAGAGATGAATCTGCTATTCCATGTAAACCTGCATTTAACATTGTAGAAGATGAGATGATTGTTGGAATATTAACAAATACAAATCAATTTATCCAAATTTCAGAACCTATTAGACCAGATGACATTGATACTGATTTTGATTTACCGTTTATAACTGATAGTGATTATATTGTAAATCCAAAAGCAAAACCAATGATTCAAAGTGATAGCCAAATAATTACACACTCTATAGTTGATGTTGAGAGAGAAGATTATATTAAAAAAATAAAATTAGAAACAAATTTTTACAATGTATTCAGAAATACAATTAGAATTTTACTCAATAATTATGAAAATATTAAAATCAGAGAGAAAATAGAAACAGAAATGTTAAAAGAATATATTATTTATTCTGATAAGCTTGCAAACATCAATAAATTATTAAGACAGTTAGTAGGTGATAAAATCCAGTTTATAGGCGATGAAAATTATTATAAACTTATTAATGAAGTATCGACTTGTATCGTAAAAGATAAAGATAAATGCAAGGATACTCCTAATCTATGCGTTGTCACTGAAAATGGTAAATGTAATTTAATCCTACCGGAGAGAAATTTAATAACGGATAAGGAAAATGAACCAATCTATTTCGGAAGAATGGCAGATGAATTAATAAGATATAATAGAATTAAGTCATTTATGCTTCAGCCACAAATATATTTGTCATTTGGTAATATTGGATATAATTTGAGAGAAAATGAAATAATTTTAGTACAATCATCATTAACACAAGAATTCTTTGATAATCTTATTCCAGCAGTAACTAATAAATATGTAAAATATAATTCATACGATGAAACCGAACCAATTATTACACAAATTTACGACAATAAAATTCCTTCACTCGACCAGGCAATCGGAAGAAAAAATGAATTGATTTGCGACAAGGTTGAAAAGGAACATATAACATCTTCTATTTGGAGAAAATGTTTCCCAGAAAATTATACGGAAATTGAGTATAGTAAATATAATTTTTGCACTTTTAACTTTATAATTGATTTAATTGAAAAGAAAACTGGAGAGAAATATTTAATTAATGAGATTAAAAATCAATTGTACAATGAATATAAACAATATATTAAAGATGATAAAACTAAAGATAAAATTGTTGATATTCTAATTATTGAAGGCAAGAAAACATTAGGTGACCAAGTTGCAGCTGGAACATTATCCTTTGCCAGTTTTATTTATACAGATAATTATTTTTTAACAACATTTGACTTATGGTTATTAATTAATAGATTTAAAATTCCAACTATTTTTATATGTCAAAAATTTATTTTACAAACTAAATATAAAAATCATGAATTCGTTGGTTATGGTAATCAGGGAGATAAATTTTCTTTTATTGTCTTACCTGGTTTCAGACCAGAAAATGTGCCAAATTTTAGAATTATTAAGTCAGACAAAGGCGACGTATTTATTTCACTTAAAGATATAAATGAAGAATGTGTTGATAGAATTGAAACAGCCATCAGAAATAAAATAAGTATTGAAGAATATTTGGACAGTTTTGTTATGCCACCAAAAACCAATTATGAAAAGAAAAAACCATTGCTAATTGAATCTGATAGCGAATCACCAAAAGATATTAAACCAAAGAAAAAGAAGATTATAATTGAAGAAACAAAGCCAGTTACAGCTGAAGCATTTATAGAACAACCTAAGAAGAAACCATCCAGAAAAGTTTTAATTAAAGGTGAACCAAAAAATAAAACTAGAAGACAACCTGGTCTAAAAAAGAGAAAGTTATTGATTGTTGAGAGTGAAACTGAAAAAGTTTAACTTATTGAATCATTATCAGGTTCTTCTTCATAATCTTCTTCAGATAATTCAGACGTGTCTTCGTCTTGTTCTTCTATAAACTGTTCACCATACTCCTCTTCATTTTCCTCTTCATCATCCTCTTCTTCATCCTCTTCATCATCAATATTATTATTAGTATCTTCTGTATTATTATTTAACATTTGAACATCGACCATAAAATATGTAAAAGTAGTATGTAAATTTCCATATTCTTCTTCATCATTATCATTATTATTTAAATCATTATAATTATAATCATTTTCATTTGCATCATATTTATAAACTAAATGATTGTTCATAAAATTTTCTATATCATATGTATTAAATTTCTTATGTTTCATATTAAATTCGATATGAGATTTTACTCTTTTTATTTTCCCATGATGTATAATATCTTTCATTTTAAACATCTTTCTACCGAAAATAGGATTGAATTTTTGGAATTCTTTTAGTTTTTTAAATAACTTATTTTTCGAATCGCTCCTATTTTTACCTATAAGCGAATAATGACTTTCTAATTTTAAATATAGATATGGTTTCATAATTGCAATCAAATCGTTTTCTGGAAATTCTGGGTCTATTATTATTCTTTTATTTATTATTAATCCAGAATTATATGAGTTAATCATATGTAATATTTGTTCTTTAATTATGCTTTTTGTAGTATTTGTTAAATAATTTTTTATCGAATATTCTCTCAAAATATATTCATAACAATTTACAAAATTTGTCATATTAAAATTTGATTCTTTAAATTTAAAGAATATATCAAGATGTTCAGGTTTTATATATTTTATTTTAGCATTTGAAATTAAATAAAAATAAATGTAATATAATATTGATTTGCCAAAAGAAATATTGTTATAAGGATTTTTAATTGTTATTGGTTCTGGAAAGAAAGAGAAACAATTTATTAATGACATATAAATCATTTTTAACAAATCTTCAATTTTAAATAAATATCTAGATTTTACATGATATACACACATAACATTTTGAGACCCTTCAACAATTTTATTTAATTGCATATCATTATCAACAATTAATTTGGATTTTTTAAATTTATAAAAATAAGCAAATCTATTAAGTATATAATAATATTTTTGTATTTTATTGAACAAATTTATAAATTCATTTCTCTCTATTTCTTTTGAACAAAAGTAAAAATTGTTTAATGTTTCATTTAAAAAACTAAATTTATTCTTATAATTTCCTGTACACAAACTGTAAAAGAATATTTTATGTATTCCACCAATAGGATCTGTTTTATCATAATTATAAGAAAAAATATTATTATCTAAATTTACAATTTTATTGGTTATTAAATTAAATGTTGCCATTAATTACTTGAATAATATAATTATTTGTATTTATATTATTAAACTTTATAATTTAAAATCCAGGATTATAACTATTATCACTGCCCATATTTTCAGCCTTAATTGTAATAACGTTATTTTGAATAGTAATTTTATTTGTAGAACATGGGTCTTCTGGATTTTCTGCATCTCCAAAGAATTTCTCAATCTCTTCGTCAGGATTAACATATTTGTATTCGCTTGCAGCTTCTAGCTTTTGCATTTCTTCGATATCTAATACAACTTGGAAAGCAGCTGTTCCAAAGTGTCCTTCTTGACCACACATTACATTTGCAGAAATACCTCTCATTGTATCTAATTCTGCATGTCTAGCTGCTTTTAAGAACATCTCTGGTGTCTCTTCGAAAGATGCTTTTGCAATTGGTCCAATATTATCATTATTGATACCATGTCTAAAGATTGAAATCAATTTATGAGTAAATGTCATTCTGTCGACAAGAACACTGTAGTTGTGGTAGTTGATGTATGTACCATCAAATTCTACGACTTCAACCAACTCATTATAGATAGCTTGTCTTGCTGCTTCAATACCTAAGACATTGTAGATTTCAATAATATCATTACTTAAGGTTCTAGTTTTATCGATATAATCAAGACCAAGAACATCTAATAAATTAGTTCCAATTGTATCAAGTACCCAAATGTCTTGTTTCTTGTAAACACCATTAATTTCTACAACATTATCCAATACCTTTCTCATGATAACTTTTGTAATACCTTCAATACCTCTCAACACGACCTTTTGAAGAAGTTGGTCTTGGAAATTTTTCAAAATATAAATTTGGTCAGATTGATCTAGAGGGTTGACCTTTGTCTTCTTTTGACCACCTCTATTACTGCCTGACTTCAAAATATCGTTCATTCTAATTCTAAATACTAATTTATCTGCGTTGAAATCAGAATAGATGCAGCTAATTTGGTCTTCATAACAACTCTTCAACGTAAAGTTTACATCATCCATTGTGATATTTTTCTCAAGCATAATTTCAGGATCCATAACCATTCTTACAATCCATTTTGATTTCTCAGTTTCACCTGATTCAAGACTGATTTCATTACATTCATCTACTAAACTTTCAAATGCTTTATATTGTTCAATGCAGTCTTTATCTTCAGCAATCATTGTATTCAAATCGTCTGGGTCAAAGCAAATTTCAGTAGACTTAACAATTTCTTCTAATCTGGTATGTTCAAGCATATACATAATAGTATGAGCTTTTTCCTTCTGTCTTTCATCTTCTGGCTTGAGATAAATACTCAATGATGGATTTTTAATCTCGCTGGATAACGATAAAATTTCTTCAATTCTTGGCACACCACGAGTGACGTTAGATTTAGATGCAACACCTGCAAAGTGGAAAGTGTTTAAAGTCATCTGTGTTGACACTTCACCTAAACTTTGGCCTGCAATCATACCAACCATTTCACCAGGTGTAACTATTGCTCTTTTATAATCAATTAAAATGGTATCGAGTAGTAGTGTCAATGCATTTTTATTAAATCGTTTAACGACTAATAATTCCTTTGGCGATAAGTAGTAGAAGAACAATGTTTCGAATAATTTTGTTGGTGAAGAGTAATAAATTTTATTGAGTTTTTCAAAACAATCTTTAATCATTTGGTAACCCTCTAATGGTGTGATATCAACTAATGACGAAGATGTAATACCACATTGTCCTTGAATAGTATTAATAATATAATTAAATGCAACTGGACAGTTAACAACTTTATCCCCTTTATTATTGAATACATTTTTGATAATAATTTCTCTTCTCTTAATCATTGTTTCAACTAGTTCATTCATAGTGACAGCAAAGTCTTTTTCTTGTTTCTTAACTCTAGTCATTGTATTTTTCAAGAAGATATTGCTGAGAGTCTTTACCTTTCCAGATTCTTCAGGAATCAAATAATGATTATAGATATCCTGAGAACTCATTTCAACAATTGGCATATCTTGGTCTTCAACTTTTGTTGTATCAATACCATCGTCACCATATCTGAATTGAACAATTTTATTCTTATTGGTTCTAATGGTCATATCATAATTAACCATTAAATCTTCAAGAGCCTTGATAAGACGACGTTGAATATAACCAGTAGTAGAAGTTTTTACAGCTGTATCAATAAGACCAACACGACCACCCATAGCGTGCATAAAGAGTTCTTGTGGTGTTAAACCATTGATATAAGAACTCTCAACAAATCCACGAGCACCAGGTGAATCATCGTATTTGGTAAAGTGAGGTAAGGTTCTGTGTTCAAAACCGTAAGGGATACGCTTACCATCTACGTTTTGTTGACCAAGACAAGAAATCATGAAGGAAATATTCAAGTCTGAACCTTTAGAACCAGCTTTAACCATTTCAACAAAACGATTACCTTCAGACAAATTTTTCAAACCAATCTTACCAGCTTCAGATGTTGCTTGATTAAGAATACTATTAACTTGTGTTTCAAACTCTTCTTCATTGGTTTTACCAGTATTATTTTCAAATATTCCTAATTGAACTTGATCAATCAAATTTTTTACTTCAGTCTTCTTATCGGTAATTACTTTAATAATTTTATCATTTGTTTCTTGATTGGAAATCAAGTCACTAATTCCAACACTGAACCCAGCAGTTTTCATGTATTCGGTAACGATATTTTGTAAATCGTCAATAAACTTGGCAGATGCCATATTTCCAAAATCATTGCAAACACGCTGTAAAAGTCCTCTAGTTCTTCCACCCAACACACCTTTATCCATTTGTCCCTTGATATACTTACCATTCTTAATTTCAATTTTACCTCTCATGGATAATGGTGGCATGATTTGACTTAAAATATCATAATTTGAAATTCCACCTTCTTTTTCCATATCTTTCATCAATTCTTTTTCATTAACACCGTTGAACATCATAAGCAAGTTCATAGCTTGTCTTGAATTGAATTTAACATTTTCTTTTGAGAATAAATATGAACCAAGCATAGAGTCTTGATAAATACCAATAATAGATGCATTATTTGCAGGACTTACGATTTGATAAGGGACTGCTGCCAAATTCTTAAGTTCAGCCTCCGATTCTGGGTCTTGTGGCATGTGCAAATTCATTTCATCGCCATCAAAATCCGCATTGTAAGGCTTTGTATCAGCAACATTCATTCTAAAAGTATCACCTCGTTTCATAATTCTAGCAATATGACACATCATACTCATTCTGTGAAGAGTAGGTTGACGATTAAATAGAACAGCATCACCGTCCATCATATGACGATGAACAATATCACCTTCCTCCAAAACAATAGAATTTCTATCGAGATAATATTTCAACGTGATTGACTCACCATTTCTCTTTTGAAGCATTTTAGCTCCTGGCCATACATCAGGACCATTTCTAATTAATTTAGTCAAGAAATCTTTATTGATTTTATTCACATAAACTGGTTTGGTAATATTTTTAGCAACCTTCATTGGAATACCAAGTTCGCGAATTGAAATGTTGGGGTCGGCAGTAATGACTGAACGAGCACTAAAGTCAACACGTTTAGCCATTAGATTACCTCTCATACGACCACCTTTTCCATTTAAACGATCCTTAATAGATTTTAATGGTCTGCCGGAACGTTGTGCAACTGAAGCTACACCAGGAATTTTGTTATCAACTTGAGTAGCTACGTAATATTGCAAAACAGTTGTCCAATCGTCGATAACGTTTGCTTGTGCGTTGGCCTGAATTTTTTCTTGAAGAGTTTTATTAGTTTTAATAATATTAACCAAAATATGACTCAAATCATCTTCTGATCTTTGTTGAGAGTCATGTTTTACAGATGGTCTTACTGCTGGTGGTGGCACTTGCATAACTTGACAAACCATCCAATCTGGTCTAGAATAAACTGGACTGAATCCCATAAATGATACATCTTCGTCAGAAATTCGCTTAAATATTTTTAATACCATTTCAGGAGTAATTTTAACAACAATAGGTTCGGATTCAGCTTCTTCTCCTTTCCATTCGGCATAAATAGTTGCTAAGCCTTCTTTTCTAATTTTATTAGGTTGAAGACATCCACAACCATCTTCGGTATCTTCACCACATCTTTTAATTTTGCTGGCTAATGAGAATACATATTTCCATCTCGCGTCTCCTTGTACCTTTAATGCTTGCTTATATTTTTCCTTGCTAATAAGTAATTTACTACATTTAAAACAAACACATCGTAAAACTTTTTGTATAGAATTTAAATATTGAATATAAAACACTGGTCTTGCTAATTCAATATGGCCAGAATAACCTGGAGTTTGCATATAATCAAGACCATCAGTTGGACAAATTAATCCAGGTTCTAAAACACCCATTCTAGGATCGAATAATCCACCAATTACTGGTTTATTATTGATGTATGTGTCTCGGCTAGTAATTTCAGCAACCGAACCCTTTCTGATTTCATCAGGAGATAATATACTAAATTGAATCCCAACAACCTTGGAAACATTCATTGTATTATAATTGGAATTTGTGAATTTGGACATCTCTTATAATATATGAGATTAGATTTAAATTGTTTTTCTTAATCAATTTTTTATTTAATTTTTTAATAAATTATTAAATATAAATTACAATGAATTTATTCAACTATGGAATTGATTAATTTGTTAAAAAACTTAAATTTAAAATATAATATCACAATTATAATATATAATATTATCCATCCTAATATATAACATTATATATTTTATAAAATAAAATTGATTTTGATTTAAAATTAAAATTACAAGATATATAATATAAGAATGACACGCGACAGTTCAAACAAGTTATCTAAGAGAGAGCAAGTTAAGCGTTCCAATAAGAAGGCTGAAGCTAATCTCAAAAAAAAGAAAAATGAAAGTTCAGATAGTGATGGTGGAAATGGAAGCAATTCAGAAAGCGATGAGATGGATATGCACGAGTTTCGAAAGTATGTTCAAAAAATATTTCCGTCAAAACATATGGATAAAAAAATCAAGGCTGGTGAGAAATTGAAAAAATTAGCTGAAGAAGATAGCGAATATGATAGCGAAGACTATGTAAAAAAATTCAAATCAAGTTATAAAAAAACGGTTAATAATTCAGAAGATGAAGAAGATTGGGAAACACAATCTGAATCAGATGAAGAAGAAAATATTAAATCTAAAAAAAATCAAAAAACTAAAGTATCAAAAAAAGAAAAAAAGAATAAAAAACTAGATATTTCTGATGATGAAACTGTATCACTTGGCTCACAAGATACAGAAGATGAAGAAGAGGAAGATGAAGGTGATGTTAAACCTGGTAAAATTAATATTATATTTACAATTGGTGGTGCGGAAGGTGAAGATGAGGATGAATGGGACGAAGATTTTGATGAAGATTATGAAGACTATGAAGACTCTGACGATGTGACTGAAAATGAGGATGAAGAAGTTTCTACGGACGAATCTTCTGACGAAGATAAAGAAAAGGAGGAAGAAGTTAAACCAAAGAAGAAATCTTCAAAGAAGGCTTCTAAAAAGGTTGAAGAAAGTGAAGAAGAGGAAGAAGAAGTCAAACCAAAAAAGAAGTCGTCAAAAAAAACTGAAGAAATAGTTACACCTGCAGTAGAAGATAAAAACGAGGTTCTTTCACAATTAAAAGAATTGTTATCCAAAAATCCAAAGGATAAATCAATTGAAAAATGTATTGAAGTATATGAGGAGGATGTAAAAAAGGAAAAAGCGAAGAAGGAGAAAAAGGAGAAAAAGCAAAAGGAGAAAAATATGAGAATATTCAGAAAAATCATAAGAGATAAAAATACTATGAATGACTTTTCGTTCTATGAGAAGTTGGAGACAGAAAATCAAAAGAAGCTAATCAAGGAATTGAGAGAAATTAATAAAATTACACGAATTGAGAAGCCATATAGAATGACTCTTTTGGAGGCAGATATTCCAATTGAATTTAAGGCGGCTGCTATGAAGAAGGTGAATTCATTACGCTATATGGAGCCAGGAAGTGGTGAGTTTTATAAGATTAAAAACTGGGTCGATACATTTATGAAGATTCCGTTTACAAATTATCAAGAGCTTCCACTAAGTATTGAAAATGGTGTAGATAGTTGTCATGAATTTATGGAGAATGCACAGAAGACACTAGATTCAGCTGTTTATGGATTAAATGATGCCAAGATGCAAATTATGCAAATGTTAGGTCAGCTTTTAACAAATCCTAAGGCTATTGGTACAGCTATTGCAATTCATGGACCTCCTGGAACAGGTAAGACTAGTTTGGTGAAGGAGGGAATTAGTAAAATTTTGAACAGACCATTTGCCTTCATTGCTCTAGGTGGTGCAACAGACAGTAGTTTCTTAGAAGGTCATGGCTACACATATGAAGGTAGTACTTGGGGTAAAATTGTGCAGATTTTAATTGACAGTAAGTGTATGAATCCAGTGATTTATTTTGATGAGTTAGATAAGATATCAGATACTCCTAGAGGTGAGGAAATTGCCGGTATTTTAACTCATTTGACAGATACTTCACAAAATTCACAATTCCACGATAAGTATTTTGCAGAAATAAATTTTGATTTGAGTAAATGTTTATTTATCTTCAGTTATAATGATGAATCAAAAGTTAATCCAATCTTGAAGGATAGAATGTATAGAATTAAGACAAAGGGTTATTCTGGTAAAGAGAAGACAGTAATTGCTAATAATTACTTGTTGCCAAAAATCAGAGAACAGGTTAAATTTAATAACAGTGATATTATTATTCCTGATGATGTATTAGGTTATATTAATGATACTCATTGTCATAAGGAAGATGGTGTAAGAAATATGAAACGTTGTCTAGAAATTATTCATACAAAGTTGAATTTATATAGACTCATGAAACCAGGGTCAAATTTATTTGAAGGCGAGATGTCATTAAAAGTGGAATTTCCATTTAAGGTGACTAAAGATATTGTAGATAAATTAATTAAAAAGGAAGAACAAAATTTCTCAGCATTATACAGTATGTATGTATAAAAACAATATAAACGTTAAATGATAAAAATAAATAATATGAGCTTAGATTATTATTTATTTTGTAGAAAGAGATATGATAATATAATAAGAAATTTGGAAGAGATAATAAATGAAAATAATTTATTTTTTAATGAAACTGCAAAATTAGAAATGGAAGTTGCTGAAAATATATTAGATGAGTTGAATCTAATAGAAAATAGAGAATATTTTAAAAATAAGCTGAAGTATTTTATAAGATTAAAGGATATTTGCGAGAGAAAGATATATAAATTATGTGAGCATAATTATATAGATGATTATATAGACATTAATCCAGAACGCAGTCAAAAAATTACATATTGTACTATTTGCGAACATGCAAAATAATATATTTCGTTTAACCTACTTAAAGACGCTACACTACATGATGAAGGGGATTTTCCAATTTTTCGAAAAAAAGGTCCAAAAAACTTCCCTACACATGAAGGGACGCGAAAACAGCTCAAAAACACAAAAGTATTTTGGCTTTTTTTTTTTGGACATTTTTTTTGTCCATTTTTTGAAAGCTCAGATATTTTATGGAAAAATGCATGAATTGTGACCATAATGAAAATTTAACGTCTGGCGACCAAAAAAATAATTTTCAAAATGTGAGCATAATTTTTTTATATTTTTCTCGAAAAATGATTTAGGTAAATTTCTGTTGTATATATATGACAACAATTGACAACGATTTAGGCCCAAAAAAGCCCATGATTTTTGAATGCAAAATATGTCACTTTATTTGCTCTTATAAAAGAGATTTTGACAGACATATTAACACCAAAAAACACAAAAACAACGAAAAAGCAACATTTGACAACGAATTTTACCTAAAAAAGCCCGAATCAAAATCTTTTACGTGTGATTTTTGCGAACGAGAATATAATGATAGAGCTGGATTATGGAGACATAAAAAGAAATGTAAGCCTGCCAATTTAAATGATAAAAATATGATTTTAGAAAATTTAACGACAGATAAAGACTTGATAATGATGTTAATCAAAGACAATAATGAACTTAGAAAGATGATGATGGAGCAGCAGTCTTTGATGTTAGAAAATAATAATAAAGTATTAGAATTATGCAAAAATGGAACTCATAATACAACAAATACTCACACCAATTCACATAACAAAGCATTTAATTTAAATTTCTTTTTAAATGAAACATGTAAAAATGCGATGAATATTATGGATTTTGCCGAGTCCATTCAGCTACAACTTTCAGATTTAGAAGCAGTTGGAGAGATTGGATATGTAGAGGGTATTTCTAATATTATTGTGAAAAATTTAAAAGCATTAGATATTACAGAAAGACCGATACATTGTGCAGACAAAAAGAGAGAAGTTATTTATATTAAAGATGAAGATAAATGGGAAAAAGAAGATGACGACAAAAAAAAATTAAGAAAAGTAATTAACAAAGTAGCATGTAAGAATCAAAGACTTTTATCGAAGTTTAAAGAGCTGCATCCAGGTTGTAATTTTAGTGAGTCCAAATATGCGGACCAATATAGTAAAATTGTTATTGAAGCAATGGGTGGTGCTGGTAATAATGACATTGAAAAGGCTGATAAAATAATACGAAACATAGCAAAGGAAGTTGTTATAGATAAATCAGTTGTTTAACTCGACGTTTCTTTAAGTAGTTTAAATATATTATTTAATAAATATATTTAAAGACCTTTAAATTAAACTGCATTAAATCTTATTTTTGGTTCATAAAAAAATCTTATTAGATGAAAATGTATTAAATAAAAATTGTGCTTCGTGACCATAATCAATGTCATTCTCTTCGATAGAACCTTCATTGATATCATCATCGAACATACTTCTAATAAATTTTGATGTTTTTAAAATTTCCATTTTTGTATACTAATATCATAACAATCATTTAAATTATTTAAATATATATTTAACTTAAATAATTTAGGAATTTAGGGGTTTGGATTACCAAACTGTATTAGTATTATGCCACCACATTCCATCACCGCGTTTAACATTATATATTGCTCTAAATATTTCTGAACGAGATAAAGGAACATTACATCTATATTTATCTAGTGGATGCGGATTAGTTTTTAATTGGGCAGATAAAGCTTTTTTGCTGACAAATTGTTTTTGTTGAAATGCAAAATAAGTAAAAAATGCTTCAAATCCTAAATATCTAATTGGAACTAGGTCTTGATTTTTCTCTTGAAAATCTCTCAAATATTCAGTGCAAATCGCTAAGCTTTGTATATCTGCTAAATCTTCTCCAATACCAATAGAAGCATCAAAATATATGTTATCTCTTGCTGCAAATTCTTCATATTGTCTTATCACGTCATTTTGAATTTCTTTATATTTCTTTTTATCTTCAGGCGTCCACCAATTATGTAAATTGCCATCCCATCCATATTGACTTCCCCAATCATCGAAACCATGACCTAATTCGTGTGCAATAGTAAAACCAAGATGTGCTAAATTATATTCAATACCTCTTTCATCCAAATCTACAAATGGCTTTTGAATATAACCAAGATTTATGTAGATACTGTTTTTACCTGGGGTGTAAGATGCATTTACGATATATGCTTGTTCTCCAGCTAATTTAACTGGATAATTTGTCCAATCCATTTGAGGAATATCAATGATACCTTTTCCTTCTAATTCAATAAATTTCTTATGACGCCAGGCGTTGATTTTTTTCATGTTATCATATATATTTGTTCCATAATCTAAGTCAGGGTCTTCTCTCAAATTATCAGGTTTTCCATATACAAATTTACAATGATGCAATTTTTTCAATGCATATTTTTTAGTAGAGGATGCTAACCATTTATTACGAATCATTATTCGTTTAAATACTAATTTTAAATCTTGACATAATATTTCAACATACTTCATAGCTTGTGGATTTTCATAATGTTTAACATATTCATTGGTTAAGAAAGTATTAAATGGAATTGACATATAGAGAGAAGCACTAACTGCGTTTGTTTCATTAATAGCTTCTTGTCCACGTTCAAATTTTCCTTTAAAATCATATATTATTTTTTCCCAATCTCTCGTTATTCTTACCAAGTTTTTCAATAAAGAAAATAACCAATATGTTTTCCATTGAGGAGTATTCCAATTTTTTATCAATACATCACTTCCACATTTTAAATAATTTAAACTTGGTGTAATGAAAAAGTCTGGTACCTTTTTATAACCAATATGTTTAGCTAATTCTTCCCAATTAAATCCATATTTTTCTAGTGCTTCTCTCGAATATACTTTATTATAAGGTACTTCTTCATTTACTACTTCTATGCAACCAAGAGCATCTAATATTTGTTTTTCAACTTCAAATACGTCTCTTGGGTTATAACCATGGTTTGGTCCTAATAAGGTTTTAAAAATTTTATTTATGTATTTGAAAAATTCGTTTCTATAGTTTTCCTTATATTGTACATCAATACCATCATCAAAATATACATTTATATCTATTATATTAAATTGACCAGAAGTTATATAGCATCTATATACTTTATTATTCTTCTCGTCAGGGTTGACTGACCAAGCAAACGGTGAATAAGGTGATGTCATCTCATTTCTGTTTAAAAATGCAATCAATGCCCATGGATTATTTTCCATTAAAAGATTATCGATTTTTTTTACAGCTTCAAATGCTAATTTTTTACTGTAATGTTTAGGGTTCATTTGAATAACAGAATTGTAATAATTTTTTAAGTTTTTGGCTAGTTTATCATCGTGAGTTTTATAATAATTTACTATTATATCGTTTAACTGATGATATACTTTATCTTGAGCCAATCTAAAATCGTCAACTTGAACAATATATTTTTGTTGTTTTTCTAAACTGACATTTTTGAGCCATAAATAATTAATATAGTCATAAAAATTGTTATTTGGTTTAATACTATGAGGTGCAAATTTAGCAGTTAATTCCCTTACAAATTCTTTCTTTTTTTCATCATTAGTAATACGTAAACTCTTTGGTGGGATTTTTTTGCTGAATTTTTCTTCAAATGGTTTTAAACCTATTGGACATATTTCTAAACTTTTAATATTTTTTCTAGTTTTGTTTCCTTTTGAATGTTTTTTTCTGTTAGTTTTTGGCATCTACTAATATATGTAAATAAAATAGTAATAAATTAGATTGTTATTTTATTTAGTATTCAGAGTAAGGAACATTATTTCCACCGCGAGTAATTAAATAGTTATATTGCAAATTTGTCATACATGCGCATCCAGTGCTAGTTGAATAAGTATTTGGACAGCACTCAGGTTTGAATGGAGTGGTTGCAAACATATTTAATTCTCCTTCAGGAAGAGGAACTGGTTGTGGTTCTCTAGCAAGAAATTTTTTGACGCCATCGCTTAATGGTTTTCCAGGAACAACTGTCATATCAGGAGCACTCCAAGAAGAAGTGTTAAGAACAGTTTGAGTAGCTAAATCATAAGGAGATGATTGACCGTAGTTAGTATTTGCACCAACAAATGATTCTGTAACCTTACCATTCATTTTAGAAGCACCATTTTTAACATTTGAAGCAACAGAAGCAGGAGCAGGTTGATTTTCAACAGAATTGCCTGACGCATCAGTAGATTTAATCATTTCAAGACCTTCCATTAAACTATAATTACTACATCCACATAAAGTGTGTCCGACTAAAATTAAATAAATGACGCCAATTAAAATTAGAATCTCTACATTCAATTTATATCCAAAAATTGAGATATCCATTATTATACATAATTGATAGATAATATTTTTATTTATTATTTTTCTAAAAGTCTGTCTATAGCTGCGTTATAATCTTCAATAATAGTATTTTCTATTTTAAATGTTCCTTTATCTGTTAAAAGATGGTATAGTTTATTATGTTTATTTAAAATACTAATTTTAGGATAATTTAAATATCTGGAATGACCTTCAATATATTTATTTTCGCCTAAATTATATGAAAACTGTCTGATAAGCGAATCACCATCTATTTCAACAATGCCATATACTTTTTCTCCATTTTCTAGAACATCATTTATTTTAATTTTATTAAGAGATATCATATTTTTAGATTTTAAAGGAATATTTGAATTTGCTGAAAACCCACAATCAAAATATTTATGAATAGAATCTTTATCAAATGTCGTGTTTAATATATTATTTAAACTATTGTCATAAATTTCATCCCAATCAGTAAAAATATTATTATTAATTTCAATAATTTTTTGTGAAGTATTTAAACAATATAAAAATTTCTCATTATAATTATGACATTTTACAGCATCATGATGGTTTGATACTCTAATCCATTTATCATTAAATTTAACAATATGAGAATCAGAAACTAGAACATTGTTCAAATAATACATTATTGAACCTTCTGTAGCTACTTTAATTTTAGCAGTAACAATATTATTATTATATAAAATCTCTCCAGGTTCAATTTCTATTATTTTTTTATAAATACCATTATTCATTTTAATCATTGTATTTCTATCAAAGCATTTAACCTTAGGTATTTTATAACTAGTATTAACTTTTAAAGTGTCAACCATAAATGCCAATATAATAGCCATAGGAATTGATATTGCTACAAATATAACAGTATTGGCTATAGCAGCACCCCATGTAAACGGCACTGCCCAAAATGCGGCAATCATAACAGCTAATGCGATTAATATACTAATAATAAATTGAGCAATGGCACCCATTAGAGATTTGAGAGCATAATATCCACCTAATAATGTAAATAAACCAGATGTCATAGTTCCTTGAATTTTGCTAATAAGATCTTTAAAACTAATAATGATTTGCATGAGAGGTGTCATCATATTCATAATTCTTCCCATTATTTCTTCAGATACTGCTTGCATAGATGACCTAACTTTATCGAACATAGCTCTAATAGATTGGATAGCAGTTTGAATAATATTCGCTATATTTTGAAGAGCTTGAGTTATAAATGTCAACGGTTGAACGGCTGTACCAGTTATTCCTGATAAAATATTTTGAGTACAATAATTAAAATTTTGAGAAGTATATTCACTTGCTGACATTCCCTCAGGATGAGTAATTAATCCTGCGATAGGAATAATATTTGGTTTACATCTTTGATTAGGCCAATCATCTATTATTGGTTGAACATTAATCATAGTGTGAAAATACGAAACCAAAATTATAACAACAATTGTTATAATAATAAATAGAAGTAACGATCCTCCATATTGATCATAATAAGTTAGTTTATCATACATTTTTGTTATATTATTTAAATTTGCGTCCATATATAGTATCTGGATTTAAATATTCTTAAACAAGCTTCATTTTAACAAAATGGTCCTCCCAATCCCAGAATATTTCACCAGCAATTGGAATGCGATGTGTGTCTGTTATCAAACAGCTAAATACGTCATAAATTTTATCTGTTAATTTAGCCTTACTATAATTTTCAACCTTTACAAAAACATTCTTTTCTTTGTCGAATACTAAATGAGAACCTGTTACTAACGTATTTCCAATGGAATAGAATGGAATTTGTTCCTTTTTATTACTAATTTTCAACACAGCTTCAACAATAGAACCGTCTTCTAAAACATCTCCTAAATTAATTTCTTTCATATGTTTTACTTCTCCATTTTTTAGTTTAATCTTAGTAAAAGGATAGAAACACTTTCCTAGAGCTCTTACCATTTGTCCAGGAGGTCCATTCCATGTGCTATTCATTGTTTTAATGCTTCCATCCATTACATACATAAGTGAAACCATAATACCAATGGTTTTTCCAATCAAGTCCTTAATTCCAATAGTAATTCTTTGAAATTCAATTACTAAATTCAAAAAAACTCCGAAAATTGACTCGATAATAGATGAGAAAAATGTGCGGATTTTATTAAACATCGCACGTATATTTTGAATATCACCCATAAAACCACCCATCATAGTTGTTAAAGAACCAGTAATAAATGTAAGAGGTTGTAATAGGTAACCCATGAAATTAGTTTGCATAGATTGAATACAATAAGTGAAATTTTCTTCAATATCATCTGCTAAAAACATATACATCGGATTACATCTATATAAAGGCCAGTTTGCTTTAATTTCTGCAACTTGGCTATAATAGAATACTCCAGCAATATAAATGGCAAATGCTATATTAACATATAAAAAATTAACCCAATTTTTTCCAGATGGCATAACTTATATTATGAGTATAAAATTATTAATTTAATTATACACTAACCAAAAAGAAATCTTATACAAAAATGTCCTAAAAAATAAAAACTGTTTAATGACGACGATTTCGTCTAGATTTTCTATTACGTTTTTTAGTATTTCTACTTTTAGTGCGTCTTTTTCCACCACTATAGCAACCCCATTTCCAATCAGAATTACCGCCTTTTTTGTGTCTTCTTCTGCTACCTCCCATAGAAGTAGCTTGTCCATCTTGAGAAGCCCATGAAGCGCTTTGCATACTTGTTGATAGTAAAGGTCCAAGTTGTTCATTTGGAGCTGAACCTGGACCACCAGTAGGTGTGTATTGCATTTGAAATTGAGGAATGGCAACATCATCAGAACCACCTCCAAAACGACGGCGTCTTCTACCGCCACTTGCAATTTGATTAGCTAACAATTGCTTATTATTCATATTTTGTTGTGAAATAATTGCTGCATCACGAGGATTACCAGCACCAGGCGGTAAAGCAGCTGAAGTAGGTTGCATTAAACCAGGAGGAACATTTTGATTATTCGACATATTAATATATATTAATATTTTAATTAGTTTAAATAAAATACTTAATATATTAAGTATAAATAATGGACGACAAGCAAAGATTACAGTTGCAAAATATGATTAAGGCAAATAATGTTGAAGACCAAACTGATTTTATACGCAATTTGAAGCATAGTCAAATAATTAGAAATGATGTAAATAATATGATAATGATTAAGGCAAAATTTAGAGGAGATGATGCTAAAATCCATGAAGAATGTGTAAATGAATGTAATTTTTTATTTACTTATTACACTGATATTTACAATAAAATTAGAAAGGATGAAATAGATATTGGAATTTTAAACAAGTTTTTAGATGTATTGAAGAGAATTGAAGATGGTGAATTAGATCAACACGAAGGTTCATTTTTGGTTGGTTCAATTTTAAAGGAGTTATATGTTGATAGTGCTTTAAAGAAAGCTGAAAAATTGAATGCTGATGAAGAGCAAAAACCAGAACCAAAAAAACAGGAAGTTAAGATTTCGTATAAACAATTTAAGAAAATGAATAAATAATTTAAAAGTATATTTAAATATATATAAGAACAGATGAGATTTTTAAATATACTTTACCTTTTGTTTGTAGTAAATGCATTAAATGACCCATCGCATAATGAAAATGACGATAAATCTTCAAACAGTGAAGATAAGGGTTGTAATGGAAACGATGGTAATAGTGGAAAAGGAAATACAGAAAATAATGGTAAGAATTGTAAAACATCATTTCCGTCATTAAAGCCGACATCATTAAAGCCGACAATAATACCTACATCATTAAGCCCATCATCATACTATCCGACAAATTTACCTACATTATTGTCGACATTTTTGCCGTCAGAAATGCCGACATATTTATCATCCGATATGCCAACTTATTTACCAACAACATATTTGCCAACGCATATACCGTCAGAAACGCCAACATATTTGCCAACGCATATACCGTCAGAAACACCAACATATTTTCCAACTCATATACCGTCAGAAACGCCAACATATTTGCCAACGCATATACCGTCAGAAACGCCAACATATTTGCCAACGCATATACCGTCAGAAATGCCAACATATTTTCCAACTCATATACCGTCAGAAATGCCAACATATTTGCCAACGCATATACCGTCAGAAACGCCAACATATTTGCCAACGCATATACCGTCAGAAACACCAACATATTTTCCAACTCATATACCGTCAGAAACACCAACATATTTGCCAACGCATATACCGTCAGAAATACCAACATATTTGCCAACGCATATACCGTCAGAAACGCCAACATATTTGCCAACGCATATACCGTCAGAAACACCAACATATTTTCCAACGCATATACCGTCAGAAATGCCAACATATTTTCCAACTCATATACCGTCAGAAATGCCAACATATTTGCCAACGCATATACCGTCAGAAACGCCAACATATTTGCCAACGCATATACCGTCAGAAACACCAACATATTTGCCAACGCATATACCGTCAGAAACGCCAACATATTTGCCAACACATATACCGTCAGAAACACCAACATATTTTCCAACTCATATACCGTCAGA